TGTCTACTCCAATCAGATATGAGAATACCCCCGCACCTCGGAGGTACGGGGGTATTCTATCAGGCCTCGATGGGCTTATTCAGTTCCATGTAGCCATAGGGCAGGAATGGAACTGTAAACTGGATGGGCTTATCGCCGTCACCCAGTTCATCCTTCGGGTTGTCTGCGACAACCTTGAACACGCTGATCTCCATGCCAGCCTCGACAGGGGTACCCTGTCGGAAGCCGATACGCTGAGCAAGGTAGCCCTCGTTCAGGCCATCAAGGACGCCCCGCTTGAAAAGCTGGAACGCCTTGTCGTAGACGCTCGTGTTGCCAGCTGCCTTCTGACCAGCCGCAATCGCCTCACGGAAGAACGTCAGCGACGCTTCGTAGTTCGACACCGTAGGGGTCTTAGCGTTGCCGGAGTCACAGATCGAACGGCTGTCATCCGTGTCGCTGTCGGTTGCGCCCAGCGTCATGCCAGACGCAATGGCACACGAAATGTCCACGGCCTTAGCCGAGGGACCTGTGTAAGTGGCAACCTTAAAAAGGTCACCCACGTTGGTAATACTGTCAGCCGAAATCCACCAAACAGTGGTATTCGGAGAAAGCATCTTGGGCATAATCAGTCCTCCTGATCCATCGTGTTGTCAATATCAATGATATCATCCGCACCACAGCACTTAGGCTGTGTCACGGGCGTATCATCATCAACAGGCTCATACATATCGGGCAACACCGACAGCATGTCCTTAGACTTTTCGCACACAATACCCGTGTGGATATTCCGTACTCGCATATCAATCCCCCCTATCCAGGTTCACGTAGAAACTCATATGCCGCTGATAAACAGTAGGTCGCAACGTCGAATCGTGATCCGCCGTCGAACCGACAGAAGCCGCAATGTTCACCTCATTCGATCCGTCAATTAACACAGCACCAATGAGCTTTTCCTTCACAACCGACACCAGCCGGTCGAGCATTTCCTTATTCTCAGCATAAACATCCACATAAAAAGGATGCTCATACACATCCTGAGTGTGTCCTGCCATCGATAGATACGAATTCAAGTAGCGGTTAATTTCCGCCCCGCCGTGATACACAATGTACAAAGGCTTCTTCACATCACGAGCAAAAGATTCGTAGACCTCAACATCCCGGATGGCCCGCAACAGATCAAGACAGGCCGTGTCGAACTCAAGTGTACGATCCCTCACTTCAACCTCCCATAAAACTCTTCACGGAACACCTTCGTCACACGAGGCAGGTACTTCGCCGGAGTAATACCCTTACCCGCAGACTTCTTCGCCTTGGCACGCAAACCAGATCGCAAGTAGCCGCTCGTACGCCGCCCCTGAGTACCATTCTCCTGCCATGAGTAGTAGGGTTTCTCGCGCGCCCACTTATGCCAACCAATCTCCACGACCTTGCCACCCTTAGATGCATCGACACTGAACGTATCGCGCATATAGCCTGTATCGACACGCCGAGGATCTGTATCGATCAATGCGCGGCCATACTCAGTGGAAGCGACAGCAGCGGCCTGAGCGGCCTCATCCACGCGCTTCCACGCAGCATCGATGATCTTCTTCTTCGCACGCGCAGCCACACCGTGTCGATCAGACGTGACCGTAATCTTGATGCCAGCGACACGCCCATCAAAGCGAACAGTCTTTTTAGTCCTGGCCATTAGTATCCCCCGTCTCAAAGTCACACAATAGCGTCGGCTGCCATGGCAACGAGTCGAACACGGCGTTACGGACAACTAGCTTCAAGCCATTCTGTCGGTGGTCAGCAGGAGAATCATTAATCACCACGCGCATACCCTCTGCAAACGACACACGCATCGTAGGATCACCCCACAAATGCCTGTTCACGATCTCATTCTTGTCGACATGGAGAAGCTGAATGCGGTATGCGTGCACGCCCGTCACTTCACCAGCCCACTCACGGTTACGAGCACGCCAATCAACGTTAGGCGTGACGTTCGCCCACCCAACCCAGATAGGCAGGTTCTCCTGATTATGTAATCCGTGCTCAGGGTCCCACTCATGCTCGACAGAATCTGGAGTCTGATACACACTGATCTTACTGTTTGTCAGCAACTCCAAAGGGTAATGAGCAAGAGTCACAAACAGCGGATGGATATTAGGGTTGATCGACAGCGCCATTAGAAGTTCACCACCCAATCAACAGGATCATACGACGGCATGATGACATCAAACGACAGGTTGTTCTCGTCGTCTTCCTTTGCCTGCTCCCGCAAAGTCTTCGCGCGCTTCACAATGGCGTCGAGCAGCTTAGCGCCATCCGTCTGCTTATCATCAGTCTTCAAGACGAGAAGCTGCAATGCCTTATCCATGCCAATAGCATCACACGCATCAGCAGCGGCCCGCTTCACATTCCCATTGTTAACAGCAAGGAAAGCAAGAATCTCATCATCCGTAAATAAATAGCGAGGCTCATTACGAAGATCACGCAAGTCCTCCAACTTACGCAAGTCAGGAATAAGGACCCTTACCTGGCCAATAGGAGAAGTGTAGTCAATCATGATCTAAGTATAGCTGAACCCCCTACAGCAAAAGCCATAGGGGGTTCAATCAATCCGTCAGGAGTTCAGGCCCGTAGACCCAATAACACCATCATAACGGACCAAGCCCGCACCGGCAATCTGACGAATACGAATCTCGATGTCGTCGTTGTCGAAGCTGCCCTCATACGGGTTAACATCCCCGCCGCCGAGCATCTGGCCGGTCTTGTTATGGATGCGAAGCTCAGGAGCTTCGCGACCCATCATTCCGGTCTTGGCCAAGACAGTCTTGCCATTGGCGCGACCGCCCTTCGGCAAGAGGACCCAGGCCTTCTCACCACCGACAACCGAGATGAGGTCAGAGGAAAGCACCTCAAGACCCTTCAGCGGGTTCGCCTTGATCTCCGTGCGCTTGCCAACCTGCGTACGAATCTCATTGATGAGGGTGTAGTTCTTGGCGACCTCGGCCAGAGCCGGGTTGGTCACCAGCACGAAACCCTCGGGGACGTACGTGGAGTGGCCATCACGAATAGTCGCAAGCGCCTGATAGCGCGCGGCCACAATGGCGTCGAACGACAGAGCCGCGTTCTTCACGCCACCGACACCGCCACCACCCGTGCCGCCCGTGAACTCGTCCGGAACGGTCGTGAAGTCAGCCTTCGTCTTGTTGGCGTCGTTAAACACGTCAGCACGAAGAGACTTCGTGACCGGATCGAAGATCTGCAGCAGAACCAGCAGGTCCTCAGTACGCGCAGCAAGCGTCGCAGCATCCTTCGGGAAACGTGCAATCACGTTCCACTCATCGTTGATAAACGACTCGAAGGAGAACTGGATACGAGCACCATGCTTGCTGGTGGTGATAAACGCACCCTCTGCCTGGTACGACATGGTGGGGTACGGCGTCAGCTCAGGGACATGAGGCAACGTGCCGACAGGGTGCTTGTAGCCCCCGTTGTCGATGGGAACCGTCGTGGAGTCCGGTTTCAGCGACAGGAGCGAAGCCGGACGGAAATCCGTCAGCAGCTCCTTGGAGGCAATACTGCCCCACATCGTGTTGTAAGAGTCGAGATACTCTTGAAACTTAACATTCGCAGCCTTCACGAACATGGGCGCGAGCTGGTCCGACGTAATAGCTTCCTTCAGGCGCGCCTGCGCAAGGCGGCTGCCAGTGAGTGCCTCCGACAGGCAGATATTGAAGTCGTTCTGATCCTTAAAATGCATGTTAAAGCCTCCTATCAGGCGGTCTTCGCAGGTGCGAGAACGACCTGCAGCTTCTGATCGACAGAAGCGGACGTCACAGGCTCCTTCAGCCAGCCGATAATAACATCCGCACCGGTCTTAACGGTCGTGATAGCAGGCTTGGTGCCAGCACCAGTCGCAGCCTTCACGTACACAGGATCACCACACTTAGCGTCTGCAGTGACCTTAGCAACCAGCTCGAACACGCCGCCAGTAACACGCACCGAGGCGTATCCGGGGCCATTCAGCCCATAGGTCGGTGCCGTCAGGACCTCACCAAGAGTCTTCTCAGGCTCAGCAGTCGTCGGGCGAACCTTCGTCTGAAGAATGCCCGCAATGCCATTGGCCTTGTTAATGACAACGACATCACCCGGCTCAAGGTGGGCCTGCGCAGCATCGACAGGCAGAGAGAGAGTATCCGAGTACTCAAAAATCTGGTTGTCCTTGATGACAGGGACTCGAATAGGCATAACCGCCACAGTGATCACCAACCAATCTTGTTGAACGTGTTGACAGGGTTGTCATCGACCGGCGTGGCCGTCGATGCAGTAGCCTCATGAAGGTAGTGTCGCTCAGCCTCAATAGCCTCATCGACAGCCTTGCCAGCCTTCATGGCCTCAAGCACACGAGTGACAGCCAGCTCAGGCAGACCGGACTCGGCGATCTTCTTGCCCGCTTCGATAGCCGAATCAACATCAAGAGATGCCTTTTCAACTGGCTCCTCCACCTTTGACTCCTGAGTAGCAGCCACAGCGGAATCAAGCTTAGAACCAAGTGCTTCAATAGCAGAAGCAAAAGAATCCTTCAGCTCATCGAACTTGGACGAAAGTTCCTTGTCCACAGTTCCCTCCTTAACGTAATTGTTAGTACGATTAGATTCTAGCAGATCAGTAATAACCCCACCTGCACCCGGAGTAGTCACAAAGTCAACTGAACGCACTCCAGCAATAGGCGGAACAATCCCATTCTCGCTAATAGGGTCAGCGCACCAGGCATTAATGGAAACACCGATATGCTCCCACTTATCCTTGATCAACTCATTGACCCCTGAGAACACCTTACACACAGTGTAGAGTGCACCATCTTCCCCGACAGTGGCATCCTCTAAGAAGACACCAGCATAGTCACGAATAGAACGCTCAGGGCGCTCCCACTCCTCAGTTTCTGTCGGATGGTCAATGAACATCTCAGTGCCCGCCTTGAACAAAGGCGCAGACGCAGCCAGGTTCTCGGCAGTGTAGATACCACTCGACCCCTGGCCGGGTACAATAATGCGGATGCGATACTTTCCGTCGCCGAGAGAATTAGGCTCAGGCGAAAAAGACTCATGCAGCTTATGCATTAGTACTCCTATTCCTATTGTCGTTTGTACCATCAGATAGGGGCCCGACACCTGTCGCACGCCCGTCCTTGGTCTCGTCATCACTCTTCGTCGTTGTCGAGTCCTCTTCCTTACCCTCATCTTCAGAAGGCAACTCAGGCAAATCTTCCAACGGCAAAGACCCGGCAATCTTCAACAATTGCAGCACACCGGAGCGCATTTCAACCTGATGCAAAGCACCGTTCTGATATGCAAGAGTCAGAGATTGAATGCGGCGATGCGTCTGGTCATTGTTAATCGAACCGTACTCAACGTTGATCTTAATGCCGAGAGCCTGCGCAACCTCATTGAGCATGTCGATATGCAACTGACGACGTAGCTCCAACGCCTTGAAGGTCGGGTCTTCCAGAGCAGTCTCAGCTCCCTGTCGGCCACCAGCAGAACCATCCGTCAACAGCACCGACAGAGGGATGTCGAGAGCAGCCGACACCATAGCCGCAAGAGGCGTGCCAGCAGAGAAATCGACGCCAGCACCGGCCTTCGTAATCGCCTGAATGTCCTGACCAGCCCCAATCGAGGCAGTGCCGCCGACACCCATGCCAGCCATGCGCGCCGTCACAGCCTGCTGCTGCTTAGCGTTCACAGACTTCGCTTTGAAAGCCAGACGCGACAAGGACTTCTGCATCATGCGTGCAATTTCCAGATGCTCCTTGTAGGCCTGAGCATAATTTAACGCACCCATAAGGTCCGGCTTGCCGTAATGCTCAGCACTTAGCCGGTTTACCGTCGTATACACAGCAGTCAGACTGTGATTCACCTTGTAGTTCGCGGCATTAATCGTCACGCCCGTGTGATCCCACAGCATGTACCACTGAGGGTCCCCCGTAGTCGCAGGATTAATAAGCAGTGCAACGACATCCCCGGTCACATCATCAGCGGCAACACCACCAAGACGCATCAAAGGGATAGGCATGACCGTCTTCGTCGTCTTATCGACAAGGTAGATAACACAGCCATCCGTGTTGAACGCCTGCTCATCACGGACACGGGCCTGCACGCTAAAGCACTGCTTCGCGTTCTCATCAATCACCTTACGCGCGGGCCTCGTCAAACCTTTGTAGACAACCGGGTCCCCCCACATATAGGCGTTGCGGACGACAAGCCCGCGTTTAACAATCGGATTCAGCGTGGCCAAGCGACGTGCGCGTGCTGAGTGATCACGGATCACATCAAGAGTAATCAGGGAATCTACACCTTCGACAGCAGACAAGGACAACCACCCAATGTCCTCCTGTCGAAGCCTTGCAAGGGACTCAGAATAAGCCCCCAAAGCCTCGGTAAGTTTCTGCTCGTACTTCATAAACTAAGCCTATCACGCAATAAAGTAAGCCAATTCATCCTCAAACATGAAGTCCGAGAAGTCCTCAGCACTCAACAAATCATCAGGTGAGAAATATTGGCCTTCTGAATCACCCGCCATGATGGCGTCAATATTCTGATAGGCATAAATGACAGCGTCAAGAACGTCAGGAGACTTAATGCCGCGCTTACGCATATTCTCTTTCGACTCAATGAGCAGCGCGGACCCACGGTACTCATATTTGATCGATGCAATCTCGTTATGCAGCTCGTCGTCGTCAGGAAGATACACTCTTCCATCAGCGACAGCCTTGGCAAACTGGTCGTACATGGCTGCACGGTAGTTGTACCACTTCGTGCTATCACCTGACTTCGCGTTACCATGAATGCCGACGACGGAAATGGTTGGCGGCACGAAGTTGTAGATGCTGTCGAGTACAGACGCACCGACACCAATAGCGTCGATACGAATCTCGACAGCCCCCATCTCCACGGCCAGTTCGCCGACCTTACGAGCAAGTTCAGGACCATTCAATCCCTGGTAGCGCCCATGAATCTTGATGTAGCCACCCTGGTTCGACACAATCACCGAGCTGTCGGAACCATAACGGGCAACGTCAACACCAATGGTGATCGGCATGCCCTCATCCGGCTCGGAGGTGTCGTAGGCTTCCATGGACTGCATGACGCGCCCCATGTTGAACAGGCCGTCGTCAGACACGTCAGGGAACTCGCCAAGGACACGTGCGACAAAGCGGGGGTCATCCTCGCCCCATTCCTTCTTACGCGCCTCAACCCAGTCAACCTGCACAAGACGTGTCGCAACTTCGACGGGTACGACTTCGCCCGTGAAGTTAGGCGTGTCGTATGCTCCGAACTGGATGATGTTCCACGAGCGTTCCTCTGGCTTCAGGCGCATTTCGCGCTTGTAGACCTCGGCCATGTAGCACGATGGGTCATTCGGGTTAGCAATGGCCAGGATGCGTGCAAACTTGTTCGTCGTGATGGCGTCGGCTGCGGTGAAGATTTCCTTGGAGATGCCTCCGGCCTCATCCATAATCACGAGGACATACTGGTCGTGGACACCCTGGAAGCCGGACTCGTCCTTATCGTCCGGCTTCATTCCGAAGGCGATAGGGTCTTGTCGATCTCCCATCTTCCACGTTGCGTCCGCGTTGACCTTGCCACCGATGCTAGCGTCAGCCTTGACTCGGGGAATTTCTTTCCACAGGACGTTGCGAACCTGTTTCCAGTTTGTTGCCGTGGTGACGACTGTCGTGTCATCGATAGGGTGGGTGTCTACCCACCAGTTGACGAGGGTGGCTGAGAGTCGGCTGTTATGGGTTGGCACCATGTGCTCGCCCACGAGATACATGTGCGAGGGCGAATCGACCTCAATACACTGAGTCGGCTCAGTCGGCACTGGCACGACATCGACAATGGTGCGAACAGTCTTGCGCGAAGCCTGAGCGTCCTGTTCTGGGCGTTCAAGGCTCTTCACAGAACCGGGTGTGAACGGGTCGAACGTAGGGTTGAATACCATACGCCAGCGGGGGCCGACATCCTCACCATTCAGGTACGTCCGCTCCTTAGAGACCGTGCAGCGCACACCAAGGGAACGAACCAGCTCGACAACACCGAGTGCCAACTGTTCGTTCATGAAGTCAACACCGACACAAGTTGTCGCCTTTGTGCCAGTATTGAAGCCGTCAGTGTCCATGAGGCCACGCAGGAGACCAATCCTCTGCTCGATGGACGCACGCAGATACGTCTGTGGAATGTGCTTGTTGTTCAGCACACCAAGCTCACGCAGCTTGCCAGCATATCCCTGATGTGTGAAGGCAAGATGCTCAGCATTATCCGAGTGATAGTAACGGTCATACAGACTAATGCCCTTAGAAGCGAACACATCCTTAATGTGCTGCTTTCGAGCACCAATCGTAATCTCAGGGCTATTTGAGTTCCCATCACCGAGCCACACACCAAGAACGTAGGGGTCAATCAGCAGATCAGCTTCTTGTCCGACAATGGGCGCGTTAATCGGAACGTAATGGTTAGCCTGGTTCTGCTTACCGTGATGCAGTGACGACATGATCTCCCGAGTCTCACGGGTACGACCATAAGACCAGCCGTTACGCCAATCACCCTCAATACGCTTGCGGGCACGACGCGCTTCATTGAAGTCGAGAGTCACCCACTCATGGGCTTCTGGGCAGATAACCTCAGCACCGTCATTGAACACCACCTTAACCAGTGGAATGTTCCACACAGGCGATTTAGCAACAACCTTAGTGGGCTTACCATGCTCGTCAAGGACATAGTCGCCAACGCGAAGTTCACCGATTGTCGTCCAGCCAGTAGGAGTAGGTACAATTTCTACCACTCGGTTGGCCTTGCCTACCCCGTTGCCAGTGACAACCAGCGTCTTTTGATGTTCGACAACAGACTGTGAAACTTCGCGCTGCTTAGACCACATGAACAAACCGTGGTCCTCAGCCCACTTCGCAGGGTTATTGCGCCACACTTCAAGACGCTGAGCGTCAGAAAACTTGCGTGCGACAGCACCGAAAGGTAGCATCAGTCACCCTCCATCTCGACAGTAGCTTCAAGCAACGCCGCAGGCTTATTCACAGCCTGAGAGAACCAGTCAGCCTTGTTCGTCTCCAAGGTGCGCTTCGCCTCAGTGGACAAATGAGGATACACAAGTGCCGTGTACTCTTCGAGCACCTGGTTGGTGAACGACAGCATGACTGCTACCTGCTTCTCCTCGATCACCCGAATCTCATGTGTCACGGTCTGTCGCTTCAGGTTGGCAACCTCAGAGATTTCACGCAAGACCGCAAGAAGACCCTGAATGTTCGCACCCCAATTGCCCTTATCATCAGCAAGACCGAACATCTCAATCTGCGAGTAGGCCATGTCAACAAGTGCATCAAGGCGGTCAAGCTGCTTGATACGCATGTTACGAGGTGAGAGTTCCTGTCGGCTGTCGTAATACGCCTGCTCGATAATAAACAGCTCGTCCGACGTAAAGCCTGTCGCCTCAATGATCTTGTTACGATCAGCGCCACGCTTCAGCAACGACAAGGCGGCATCTCGCCGCCCCTTCACTCCTGGGTCATCACTCGTCAAAAGCGTCCGAGATTCGCTCATTGAACTCACGAATAACCCCCTCAATAGTCTTCTGGAACTTATGATCCAGGTATGCGTACATGCCAGTCATGCCAACAATCAAGCCGACAAACACACCAATAAGAAATGACATTAATCCTCCTTAGGAAGTGAAGGTAGCTCCTCTATACTCACGCCTGAATTTAAAGCGACAACACGGACAGCATAAGCATGCTCTCTCCATACCAGTACTTGCCTGCGGAGATGGGACTCAAGATTATCCCGAGCCTCTTTAGTTTCTTGGGCCTTCTTATATCGTTCGACACAGAGGTCGATGATGGCTTTGGCGAGAAGTCCCAGACCAGAGCACATTACCCCAACAATTGCTGTATTCAATGGTGCTCCTAGTTGTTGATGGCCGCCAAGTACTCCTTGCGGGTCCTGATGTATTTCTCTTCAGCCCTTTCCAGTTCTGTCTTTGGCAAGACGCCAGGGCGATACGAGTAAGGCCATACCCGCAAAGCCCTAGCTAGGAAAAACAAGCTGATAATTACCGATAAGATAATAACATGCAAAGGCCACCTGACATGGGCCGTTGGAAGCAGCAACTCGTCAATTGAAATCAACAGCATACCAACAACTGCTAACAGTGCCGCAGGACCTTCTAGCCACCAACTACCCTTCCACGCGGAAGGCGCACCAAGGATCCCCGACACCAACATGATGACACCAGCCATGATAACAACACACGGCAGGTTACCTGCGCGCAAAAGAAACATGACGCCAGTAGCAGAGATAAGACAATAGATCACCACCATCACCCCTGTTACTGAACGAGGTTCTTCCATCGTGCTAAATAAGTTCTTCATAGCAATAGTATAAATGGCCGCCCCACTAAATAGTGTGAGGCGGTCATTTACAATCATGGATGAACGACACTTGGTACCGACGCCATCAAGCCTGTAGCGCCCCTAGCGAGGGCTATATCGGCCTGTTGCTGAGTCGTAATGATGTGTGCAATCAAAGGCTTGCCCGTCGCCTTGAGAGTGTCCCACACGCCCTGCTCAGCATTCCATTCCATGCCCAGCACATCCCAGCTCGACAGGTCCGCGCCTGCAACCTCATTCGGGTACATCATGCACATGCTCTTGTACCCCTTCGCCTTCGCACGCTCCGACACACCGCCATTCACAAACTGCTTGATCAGCACCCGATCCTTCGCATTCGGAATGGTATCGAGATAATCGAACAGCTCCTTCTCAGAGTCCATATCCCCCTGTGAACCAGTTGGCTTACTAGACGTCACCTTATGGTCGATAGCCAACACAACGTCGTCGCCAACCTGATTGATAACGTCAGTGAGCCTCATGAAACCACCAGACGTCTGCTGCAGGCCGGACAGTACAGACCAGGGTGTGTTCCAGATCTGATAGTCCGTACCCGGCACTGTACGGGTCGTCACCCAATCGTGGATCAGCACGAACTCGCCAGTCGCACAGCGACGCACCGACAGCTCCAAGGCCTTAAATCCGGCCCTCAATGACTCTGTAAGGCCCTTTTGAGTGAACTCCGGGTACTCGGTACCGCCCAACCTGTGCGCCACGTAGAACGGCTTAGAGGCCAGGAAACGATCAATGACACTGCCAGTCGGCACAGGCACAGGCTTCGACACCATGCGAGTGCCAGCCACCCACCTGTCGCCACCGGAATCACGAACCCACATCGTGCCACGCACGTCACCACCAGCGCGACGCAACCACAGATTAGGCACCGGGAATCACCACCTGAACACCAAGACCATTCGTCGCCTGAGCGTTCGGATACGTGAACGTAGCGTCCGTGTCACCCTTACCCTGCGCAACCGCCACCGTCTGGAAGTTAGAGCCAGACTGAGCCGCGAAGTCCACAAGCTCCCAGCCTTCGCTTAGTGTGATCTGGCTACGAGTCTCATCAGACGCCGTGCGCTCGAACGCGTACGCGAACACAAGACCCGTGCCCGTCGCCTTCGGGGCCGTGACCGTTATGGTCTCCTTCGGGTCCTTTGTCCGATCCTTCGTGCTACCTGCCGTAGGCGTGCCACCACCGCGCACCGACACAGCAGCATACCCTGCCTCGACAGCCTTGGCTGTCTTCAAGACGATAGCCTCACTCCACGGCCCGTAGGCGATAGTGGACTGCTGGGTACCGACCCAGTAGGGTTCGACAAGCACTGTCCAGCCAGCAGGCCACGTGAACGTCTGGTCGGACTGAGCCTTCACGTTGACGCCGACGATCACCATGTCACCGGCCTTGCCATCGACAGTAACCGTGCCTGTGTCGCCCGTGTACTGCCCGCCCACGTGAGCAATCAGCGTCGGCGTCGTTGCAGCGTGTTCAATAAGGAAGTAGTAGGAACCATCAGGCAGTGCCTCAGCTTCCGCCTTGGAGGCCACCACATGAATCTCCGGGCGCGTCACATTGACGTTAACGACAGGGGCAACCGGGTGAGGCACAACAGGCGTGTTACCCACCAAGGCACTCAGTGACACCTCCTGATCAACCGCGAGGCCGATCTCCTTCTCCACGATGACACCACCGGGGCCTGTGATACGCACGTCGTATGTGCCTGGCTCAAGGTCAATCGACACAGGCTGCAACGTGTTCTGCGCAACGTAGCCACCAACCAGGATGTCAGTGACAGGATTGTTCGAGCCGACAGGGCTAGGCTTAGGCGTCACGTGCAGGCTGATCATCACGTGATCACCTGCAGGTGTCTTAACGCTACCGACAATGCGAGGCATTGTTCAACTCCTTAAATAAATGTGAATAGTAGTGTGGCCCCATCACCTAAGCGATAGGGCCACATCTTGTTAGTTGCTACCGCCAACCGTCCCATAGGCAGGTGCCAAATAGGTACCACCCGTATGAACAGTCGCGACGAGCAAGCCAATCACGGACAGGATCTGCTGAGCAACCGTAGACCACTGCTCCCAGGACTCAGCAGTCCACCCGCCGTAAGCGACACCAACCATGCCAATCGCAGCGAACAGGCCATAGAGCGCTTTGCGACGCTCCGGGGTGAGAATCAGCCACTTCGTACGATCAGTAGTAAGAACGACATTCTTCATCTCAAGAAACCTCCTACTCAGATTCTACCAGCTTCACAATACCCTCAGCGTCCTGTTCGACAACAACACGCCCATGAAGAAGCTTGCCATCTTCACCGAAGATCGAGCATCCACCATCAAAACGGGTCTGACACAAGCCGACAGCCATAGCACCCGTATCAGTCAAGAAGTAATCGTCCCCCTGATACGACAGCCACCCGGTACGCATAGCACCATTAGCTTCCAGGTAATACCACTTACCCTTAAGCTGCACCCAGCCGGTCTGCATCTCACCCTTCGAGTTCAGGTAGAACCAGTGTTCGCCATCCTTCACCCAACCGGTCTCCATAGCACCATAGCGCCCATCATGAACCGGGTGCAGGTAGTACCAGTTACCGTCGATGAACTGCCAGCCAACCTGAATCCAGCCCTTCTCATTGGCGTAGTACCACGAACCGGCGACAGGGAACCAGCCAGTCTCGAAGTTGCCAGCAGGCAGACGATACCACCAGCCACCATCCTGCGACACCCAGCCCTCCTTGTTCAACAGCTCAAGGTCAAGGTCGTCGTAGTACTGCTGAGCCTTCTCAATGTAGTCGTTCGCATACGTATCACGCAGCGAAGCCGGGCACTCAGTCGAGTAGAAGTCGCTATGAGGGAAGACGTTCACTCGCCACTGCGGACGGCCCAAGCCGTAACCACGACACAAGGCAGCAGTGAGGTGCGCGCCAGCATCCAGCGTCTCCTCACTAATGTCCCACCCGCCATCAGCACCAGTGGAGTTCGCGTGCTCAATACCAATCGACTTCTTGTTCACGCCCGGGCAATGCCACGCCGTGTCGGAGTCATGGACATACTGGCAAATATTGCCATCAACGTCCACATCATAATGAGCGCTCGTACCATTCGAGCTGAATGCGCTATACACGCCACTAAAACTCATCGCCTTACCAGCGTTATGGTGGACAACAACACGATCAAGAGCGTTACCACCACGCCCCTCATCAAAGTTGTCAATCCACATATTCGTGTCGGCAACGAGGTCTTGCCAATTCATCTCTTCAACTCCCAGTGTCCGAAGTCTCTCAGTTCCGTTTCAATCATATCAGCAAAGAACTTCTCCCCCTCAGGTGTCACAAACACCTGCCAATGATAACTAGGCCGCTTACCACCCCGAGTAATAGCCCGACGCACACCAAGCAGACCCTCAGCCTTCGGTGTTGGCACATTAATACCACCACGGCGCTTCAGATAACCCTCACGAGCCAGCAGCCTAATGACCTTAAAAGCCCCAATACTACCAATGCCCCTAGCAAACTCAAGCAGACTTGGTTCCATCACACACCATCCACATCAGTAAAGAAAGCAGCAAACGGATCATCACCAGGATCAGCGAACACGACATCAACAGGCGCAGGCTCAGTATCAACAGGCCGCAGAACATCCTTCGGACGACGCATCGCCTTCAAAATAAGCGTCCAGTCGATAGGCAGATAATCATTCAACAGGATCATGTCCTTGATATTCAGATTGCCACGGACCAGCTTATTGTAGAAATACCGATCCGAGTGTCCCCCAACCTTGCGCCCATCCTTGAACGCCGACAGGCCCGCGTCAATGAATTGCGCAAGCACAAGCGCTCGAAAATCATCAAGACGAGCCTCGACATCAGCCGGGTAATCCATCTTCTTTCGCGACGCTCGTGCATTCGCCATCCGCGCACGCGCAGCTTCCAGCTTCACAGGGTTCTCGATTTTACTCACTTGCCAGCCTCCTTCTTGATCATGTCAGGACGAAACCCCGACCAATGCTTCACGATAGCTCCCTTGGCATCTTTCACAACAACAACAGGGGCCTGACTGTACCCGAGGCTCTGAATGAACGACAGGGCCTCATGGTCCTCAGACACGTCCACACTCTCGTGCGGGGCACCCAGCCCATTCAGCTTGCGGTACGTAGCCACACACTGAGGGCAACGAGGCTTAGAGTAAACAGTAATGCTCAACTTCTTCTCACTTTCCAGTCGAACCAAAGCCACCCTGCCCACGCTTCCTCGTAGACAAGACAGGCTCAGCGTACAATTCAGACAGGCTTTCTAGTCGCAGGACCACGATCTGCGCAATGCGCTCGTGTTCTTCAAGAACGACAGGGCTGTCGGTCAGGTTATGCAGCGGCACAAGAACCTCACCCTCATACCCGGAGTCGATCACACCGACACCATTGGCGAGGATCAGGCCCTTCTTGTGCAGCGACGAGCGGGCAAAGACAAGGCCGACAGCATCCCCGGGGATGTCGAACATTTGCGGCGTGTAGCCTGTCTTCACCATGATGGTCTCATGAGGGTAAATGATGTACGGGATCGGCACCTCCAAGTCCGCCCCAGCGTCGCCGTCATGGTGCCTGTAAGGTCGCATTTCTTTCTCCTTCCTCTTTGTTGGTAATAAAGTGAGGGCCTGTCTTATGTTCGACAGGCCCTCACTGTGCGTGTTGTAAGCCCGCACAAGGCCCATACCTGGAAGGACGAACCCTCCTAGTATGTGTTCCTGAGATCAGAGGCGCGCTGTCTCAGGCCGTCTTATCGACAGTCCCCTTGATGAGAGTCGAACTCATACTCCTTACTGGAACCCGGGTTTGAGCCGAGCGCGTCTTCCTGTTCCGCCACAAGGGGGGTGGTGCCCCCTCAACACTCACTGTCCCTTGCTTGCAAGGAGTTGAGGGGGCTATTCAGTTATGTATTCAGCATAGCACTGGTATTTGGTCTATGCTTCGTGACCTGGATCAATCAACACATTGACGTAATCCTGTTCCAGGATCAAGGCAAAAAGCACGTCAGCATCATGCCGGATACCTTCAGCCTCAAATCTGTTAACCGTCACCCAATGCTGGTCAGTCACCTTCAGGAATGTCCCGTGCTTCTTAGTGACAACGACACTGCCCTTGGGCGTAAGGTCATTGAAGTCCTCACAACTCAGGATAGTTGCAACTTCTCGCTTGCCGACACCCTCTACATACAGGATCTTCACCTTATCAAGGCCCATTGTGTGAAGCTTCTTGTAGCCATCTCGCACCTCATCAAAGGTGTCAATGTATCCCTGGTTGTTCATTGGTTTTTCCTCCTTCCAATAGCTGCTTGCAGTATTCCAATACAAGACCCCAGCTAGAATTGCAGGTGTTGTAGCGATGTTCAAGATTAGCTATAGTCTTGATTTCTTGAATAATGCGTCGTTCGTTAATGTCCATCATGCTTCAACCATTGCTCTATCAATCTGGAGCATCATTTTTGCAAACAACTGTACAGCGTTCCAGTCGGCATCATCTCTCTGTGAGTGTGCAATGGCATAAATTTCAACAACATCTTGAAACTGGTGGTAGTTAAGGCTTTCTAGCTCAGGACTGTCGAAAATCAAAACAATCTCACTAAACTTTGCTACCTTATCCCACTCAACACTGTCCGATTTAGTCTTAGCAATCCTTCCAATTTCCTTAGTCAGGTTGGCCAACTCAGCATTCATTAGTCTCCTCCTTTCAGTTCCGAGTACTTCCAACTCTTAACGTCACCATATGTAAACCTAATGGTGCAATCTTCACGTCTACGACGGTGCGAAGCCCTATGACTGGCAATACCAAGATAGTTAAAGGCCCTACCACATGTACAGCAATAGCAATCTTTAGTCAGTCTTGCTCTCATTTATTCATCCAGTCATAGATCATTGCTTCAGCGACACCCTGGCACGAAGCATAGTCCTTAGCATAATCAGGGTACAGCTCTTCAAGGGCCTCGTCCATGTCCCACCAACCCTGCCAGTTATCTACTCCCAGATAGTCAGCAGCGTTCATGCTCACTGCCTGTGACAAGACTTCACGAAGCCACTCTTCAGTGACGACGAACTTACCATCACCAATGTACTGAACGCTATTCATCACACCAACACCATCCAATCTTCCTCGACAGTCTTAGACATTAGACCATCTGACATACCAGAACCAAGAAGAATATCCAACTGATTCACCCAGAAGTACTCATACTCCTCAGTAACCACCTTCAAGTACCTATTACCCTCTGTATCGATCAGAACAGCACCAAGCGCAAGACGACCAAACGGAATAGGTAGCTCACTGAACTTAATAAACATCAGTTATCGCCTCCACTGACCTGCACATCGACATCAGGCAGCAGCTCTTCAGGACGGAACTGCACCTTGTAATGAAATGTATCGACAGACACAGGGTCCATCTGCTCCACAAAGTAGGTGACGTTATCTGAGATACCCAAGTAATGCTTCTTGTACTCTCCATCACCCGTCTTGCAGGTGACCTCAAGCTGAGCATCCTCCTTATCCTTCGTGATCGAGCACAAACCCTCAATGCTGAGAAGGTACTTATCGGTGATGCCATTGACAAAGACAACCCTGCGCATCACGCGGAAGTTATCCGAGTCATTGCTCAGGTTGTACGAGGCCGTCTGAGCCGGGGTACAAGCCCCAAGAGACAGCATGAGTGCACCAGTAATGGCAACCAGCTTATAGTTCATTTGTTCTCATTCTCCTTTGCAAGATATTCGACAACAGTCATTGCGCGGCAATACTTATGCGTCGTGTATGCCGCATGAGCGTCAGCCTCATCTTTGGTTTCAAAAAGACCAATGATGCCAGGGTCATCACAGTCCGAGTCCCATACAGCGTACAGTGTATCCAACATTTCAATTCTCCTTCAGATTGTATTCGACAATGTAAGGCTCAATCATTCAGCCTCTTTAAGTGACGCTCAGCAGCATCACGATCCGTGAACGTAGTAGTATCATAAGGATTCTCCCACGTCTATGCTCGACTCCTTTCAATTGTCACCAACTCATTAACAGAGTCCACAGTAACCTCTAGAACCATCATGTATGGCGGTTCTTTCAAGGGGCACCCCAACCTCGACAGTAAAGATGTTAGAGTCATCCCACGCCGCCTCCAGGTCATATCTAACGAATGCCTTCTCATGCTCAGTGAGCAAACTGAGAACATCACCAACGCAGATCACACGCATCCACCACCCGGATAGAACCAGTGTAACCCCTCAGAATAGCCGCAAGCTCCTCATTCGTATGGAACCTGCCTGTGTTCGACACCCACATGTCGGGGTTATCCAGCTTGAAGAAAGCCCGAACAGACATATTCACGACAGTGCCATTAGGCAACTCACTTGCATCAAACGTCCTGTAATCCTTCGACAGGAACTCATACGCCTCCATGAATCACCATCACCTTTCCATTGCACTTGCGAGCAAGTTCCGCAAACTCGTAGTCATCATGGTCCTTGAACAGGGCGTAATACTGCACCTGGGAGGGATTCTTGTACTCGACACCGCACGCATCCTTCAGTAGTGCGTTAGCATCGACAAATGCAGCGCGGCGGATAAACTCAGCAGCTGTGTTCTTCATCAGATAATCCCATAGTGGACGACACGCACGACATCCTGAGTCGAACGAACAGTTTCAGCGAACTCCTCGTGAGTGTACGTACGACCGTCGAATCCGACCCACACCAACTCACCTCGGTCACCATTACCAACGACACGCATTGCTTCCCAGCCGCCGACAACAACGACAGTGCCTGGCTCGATGTCGAGGGAGTCCATCACGATTCGCTGGCACTCAGGAGTGAAGCACTCAAACCGCGTGCTGGTAAGGTCGGGTGTATTGGTGGCGATGATATTGGCTTCCTCAAGAGTTTTGACGAATGCCTTGATGAGCGGGTCAAGCTCAGTCGTTGTCATTGTTGTTCTCCTTGTCTGTATAGGTGTCTGTGTCTGTGTCTGTGTCTGTGTCTGTGTCTGTGTCCAAAGGGTCAAACAGGATCACGGGCAGGTTGGTGGTGTCACCCCGCATCCGGGCCGCGAACTGTTCGTGGCTAAGGTAGTGACCAGTGCGGGCTGCAAGCCACTGGTGAGGACCCTTTGAGGCATCGACAAGCACGAAAATGTGGTTCCTGAGGCGTACGACAGTGCCGGGGACCATATTGTATGTGGCGATCCTTTGTGGGTTGTAGGTTCATGTTTTCTCCTTTCGTTGTCGATACTCATATCTTAGCAGCCAATCAGTGAGTATGCAACGTGACTTGACCCACATGGAGATAAGGTGGGTTTGCACTGAAAATACACGCGGGGGTATGACACCCCCCTCCATGCCTCTCCTCATATAGTGTTTGATTTTTTATTTGTCAAGTTGAGGGGCCCTTGAATCCCCTCTCATGATGCCCTATCATGTTTTCCTGAATTTGTCAAATTATGCGCCCCCGGTCAAATGTGTAAAGACAACCTTGTCACTCTGTTAACTCACACCCCCTCCAACTCGCGTGACTTGCACCATATGATCCCAGTCACAAATCAACTCTAAGCTGCGTGTTCCTACTCACGAAGTACCCACTACCTAACTTAACTTAGGCTAACCTAACTACGTGGCTATGCTCACGAAGCACAAGTAAAGTCGTGATTACCTTTGTATCAACTTGCACGAACTGACATGATCTATTCGTCAGAGTGTCAGGTGAAAAATTCTCGCGAAAACCCCCCTTTTCGCTGATTATTCCTAGATTTTTTTATTGAAATACAATCAGCAAATTATTACCTACAGAGAATAGTTATAGAACATAGTTGTAATAAGTGTGTTCTATATACAAGATGTTCTAAAATAGATAATATTCTTAATACTATAGATAATATTCTTTATAATAAAGAAAGTTAAAGGATCCGCGGAAAGAAATCATAGAAAAGTAGTGGGTGGTCAGTTTTCGACCATCGCAAAAAACGCTCTAAAACGCCCTCTCACGCCTTTTCAGACCCCTACCTAGGCCATGACACTATCCCCACCCTAAAACTCGCTCAGATCGCCTTCTAGACCCCTTAAACGGCCTCTCACACTCACATCCCTCCCCCACAGTCCGAAATCCGCCACGCTGTGCACACGCGATACCATCACAAAAGCAAAACGTCAAATACGTCCGTATCTTGAGATGTCAAACAAAAACGTCAAGCGACCAAGCTAAACAAGACAAAGAAATAAAAAGATGATAAAATACCAGGGTCACCGCCCTGAGTATGTGTAGGAAATACACGCACACAAGCAAGCAAGGCCTCCTCCCCCCGGGGGGTGTCGAAGGCATAAGCCCCACCTAACAAGACATATGCGTGAGCAAGCACGGGGGCTGTCGTAGTCCTCAGGCCCTGTCGAATGCGCAAGAGGCCACAAGCACACAGGGTGAGTTCAAGCGACACCTTCTGCACTTAGCCGCGTACACGCCTAAGGGGGGTGTCGAAGCGTAAGCACACACGCACGCACGCACGCGCACGCACGCACACACGCACGAGGGCTGTGTGTGTTGGTGCCTCTACCCCTGTGCGTGCCTCTAAGCCCTCGTGTGTATGGCCCTGTCGAATGCGCAAGCAAGCCGCACCCATGATGTGGCACAGGTCACGCAGACTTGAGTTGACACTCTGACAGACGCTGCGCTAAGCTTAAGTCATCGGCAAGGGAAACAGCCCCAAAGGCCAAAACCAAAGCCAGCCGTGAGGCGAACGATCTTGACTGTAAACTACATGAAGCACGGGGGTTGGCTTGCACCAACCGCAGACCTTGGCAGGGTCAGCTCACGCCCGTGTCGGCCAGATGCTAGCGCACAGGGCAGCCGCCCACCGCGCTGCGTACTTCAGAGCCGCGCCCCTGTCGCTCTCAACGACACGGGCGGGTGAAGGCAGGTTCGATTCCTGCCCGGCTCACGATGTGACACACGTCACGAAGCTTCCAGTTGACAGAGTGACAACACCCCGTGTAAGCTGAAGCCACAACAAACCAAACGAGACCGAAAGGCCCAACCATGACACACCTAGTCAACCTCACTGACGAGTACACCCGCGTCCCCACCCTCACCCGCATCGCGGGCGACTACGACCGCTACAAGGAATGGTTCGCCCTCGTCCCCGGCTTCAACGCCTACGACGCAGCCAAGTGGGCACAGCGCGTCATGCGCGGCCTGAACGGCGACCGACAGGCACTGAGCCAGCTCGAAGACGCAGGGTTCGCCCTCACCGTCTACTGACCACCAACCAACGCCCGGCCCTGATCACAACCACACGCGGGGCCGGGCACCCCAAGGAAACCAACAATGAACATCGCAGCCCTAGCAGCAACCGCCCTCCTCGCCACAGCACCTGTCGCCGACACGACACCGACACCGACCCCGACCCCGACGGTCGAATACGTGCCCCTCGACCAGGTGCCCGATTGGTATACGACAGCCCCCTACATGCAGACCGGGGTATGCATGATCACCGCTCGCGACATCACCTGCGCCACCGACACACAGTGGAAACGCGTCACCCTCAACGACAGGTACACACAAGCACTATACAAGTGCATCCGAAAGGAACCAACAATGAACCAGCTGACCACCATCACCGACGTGTACGACGAAATCCGCAACGCACTAGGCGAGCACGCCGACAACTTCAACATTGAAGGCATCGCCAACGACGCCTACATCTTCAACCCCACAACCCAGACATTCGAACCCTCCCCCAAGGTCCCGTTCTGGGCAGCTGTCGAAGCCCACGCGAGCGCGTGACCTACACCTACGAGGACTAACGACCCTCATGCCCGCATCAATGGCGACAAAGCCGGGTTCAATCCCCGGGCGGGCGGCGATGCACCCTCAACAGGTGGGGCGCTCAACCCAATTCCGAAAGGTAGAACCATGTCGAAGACCTACAAGACCGATCCCTGGGACGTGAAGGAAGGGCGTGGTGTCGCGTGGCACCCCCGTGAGTTCCGCAGGGAGCACTCTCTGTACACCCGGCACACCCGGGACCTGAGCAAGCGTATCCGCGCGAGGGAGCGCCGGGAGATGGAGAGGATTACCCGAGACCTTGAAGCGTGGGAGTCCTACTACCCGACCGGGGCAACACTGCGTGAGTTCGAGACCGCTACGAACAAGGATGGGTGGCAGTACTGATGACAACCATCAAGGCAACGCTCCAGAACCTTAAGAGCAACGGTTGGAGCTACTACCCCTGTCTTGTCGGTGGCAAGCTCCACATCAACAGGGACGAGAACTTGTACATGCTCGTGCGCAATGACACCCACGAGATTGTGTGCCAGTGGAATAAGCACACGGGCGTCGTGTGGGTTCTCGGGGAACTCGCTTGGCATGAGAAGAGCGTCATTAACCAGATCATTGAGGTGTGGCGGCCCTGGTACCAGGTTGACTGGGAGACCTGGGAGGTCACTCACCGCCGGGCATACAAGACCCTACTCCCACTGAAAGGCAGTTGAGCCATGACGATTCGGGACACTCTACAAAGCGCCTACCCTGACTCCCAGTTCATGGGGACGCGACGCCTCGGATCCAAGTACACGCTGTGTCGTGGGATGAATGGGTTTTTTATTCAGAACCGGCTCACCGGCACAGTCGTGTGCACTTGGGATGCGGACGGCAACCTGTACGCTAATTCCTCGGGGCTGTCGCCATACGAAAAGCGGCTTGTCACCATGGTCTTGCGGATATGGCGAGATGCACCACCCATCAAGTGGGAAGCACACGCTGTCCGCATGCACGACAGGTGGGGGCGTGGGTATGCCCTCGTGAGTACACCCTGAGAAGGGTATCCCGGCCCTGTCGGTAGGTAAATGTGGGTTCGACTCCCACGCCGGGAACGACAATACATGTCAACAGAAAGGAACACCAATGCCTACTACAGTCCTATTCGACAGCGCCACACCTCATGAGCGGATCGTTGGTTGTCAGGGGGTGAGCCTGTGATGAATGACTACCTGAAGACAATCTTCAAAGCCCAGTCCCTCATCAAGCAGCTTCTGAACGACACCACATTCGGCAAGTTCACACTCGGGGACATTACGATTAGCAAGCCAGAAGACCTGGACAAAAACTTTCAGCTCGGTACCCTCATTATGGTCGGTGTTACGGAGTGGTTCCTCACCACTAATCCATATGGTCATGTCTGGCAGAACTATTCACAGGGTGTCGTCTTAGACAGTGAAGGCATGTACCTCCTTATACTGAAGACCATTGAGGAAGAAAAGGCCATAGAGCTTCTACACAAAGGAGTGTGACATGACATCTCTAGATGATTACAAGCGCAAGATTGACGATCTTCGAGAGACTGCCCAGTTTCTTAAGGATGCCGACAAGGTGAGACTCAAGAGACCTCAAGGGACTTTCATCCCAATCCGAAAACCATCAGACCTGCTTCTGACGCCGGGGACTGTCATAGCCTGTTACTCCTCGGTAAGGGTGTTCATGCTTCGTGAAGATGGCCTTTGGTATAGCGACTGTGTTCACAGCCGCAATGGTGGCATCTACACATGCGATGAGCTATTTACATGCCTGAAAGGCTCATCACATCCCTTCGAGATTATCTACGAGTAATCTCATCCCTGCCCTCGTTTGGGAGGCTCGCTAGGTTCGATTCCTAGGCAGGGAGCGACAGAAACAAAACCCAAGACCGAAAGGTAAAAATCATGCTGTCAACAGTCTTTGCACAGAAAGTTCTGGGCAATGATCCGTCAATCAAATTCGCTGCGGATGTTCTGAATGGCCCTGTCGATATCTGGGATGAGACATGCACTGCCATCAATGGCTGGTGTAGCAACGAAGCTGTCTACAAGACATGGGACACTATGGGGCGTCCCGATATAGGGGATTTCATGCCGCCTGACTATTACACCTTTACTGATCCTGAACGGCGGCGTGGCGCCATTGCAGAGGCGCGTATTAGTGCTATTGCAATGATTATTGAAGATCAGCTGTATGGTCTGATCCTTGACATGGTTTCCAGCGGCAAGCTCAAGGTTGTACCTGCCCGTCTTGTCGAAGGCCCTGAAGACCCCCATGGCGTCGGCTGGGTTGAAGGCGGGATCCCCGGGATTATTGAATGCGACTGCTACATCATGAGAAATGATCCCTCCCTACCCTCCGGAGCCTCGTTACGGGGATGCGTGGAAGAATCTGGAAGCCGCCATGCGTGAAGCATACATTTATGAACTGCTCAAGAAGATGGAAAAGGAAGTGAACGAAGATGCCTAACTGGTATGGAATTGAGGCCATCAAATATGAGTGGCGAGGCCCTTGGGAGGAACCAATCCTGCACTACAAGGGGTACACCTTCGATAAAAACGACATTGAAGATGGATTGTGGCAGATGTTCCTTGACGATGACTGGAACACTGATGACTGGGAGCACTATGTGATTGACAACGCAATCAGTTACCTTGAAGATATTATCTTTGCAACAGAAAGTGAGAACTGAGATGATTATCCTTGGACTTATTCTTAGCATCTTCGTAGCTGTGTTGGGGGCCTTTCTACTAGTAACAGCTAAGGATGACGCTCTTGCTAGTATCTCAGGAATGGTTTTCGCAATTCTTGGCTCCGTGTGGGCTGGGTTCTACTATGCAATGCTGATGGGCTGGTGACAACATGTGGGAAGAATTGATTGAACTGATTACTAAGCAGGATGAGTTCCGTTCCTACCTCGACAAGTTGCAATTGTCTATTGCAGGGTATGTCAAGGATGATGTGGGCTGGGACCTGACAGTTATCAACCCGTGGTTTGTTGAACGAGGGTACGAGTTCGTCGGCTACTTGGACCTGTTCAGTGAAAACGAGCCATCTGGCATCTTCGTCGCTGTCGAAGGTCTCGTATGGCGGTGCAATACCGGCATAGCTGACAACCAACTGTACTGGTATTTCGAGACCGAGGCGAGCGAAGCCATCAGCCTTGATGACATGTGTTTCGTGCATGGCTGGGCACACCAGTTCATCTGGAATTCAGATGATAAGGAATGTTACATCGTGAACATTGCGGAATGAAAGGAACAATAGTGTACGGAAAGATTGACCCTGAACTGCTTGTCGATTGGGAGCTGCGAAAGTCGTATAGCTCTGAAGAGCTTGGGATTGAACCAGACTTATGGGATTACGTCAAGAAAGACGGTTCCCTCATGACTCTCGAAAGCCTTGAGGATGCTTGTGTGCATGTGTTCGACAAAGCGAATAAGCCCAGCATTATCTTCGGCAAGGCCTATACTGCGAGTCAGGTTGCACGCGAAGTCGCGTGGGACGATTGGAATGACTACGTGAAAGACACACTGTCAACTATGTGTGTCGAAGGCATTATCCGTCGGATTAACTGAAAGGAAACCAACAATGAACACTGAAGCCCTCGTTGCAAAGATTGTCAAGCTCAATACTGAGATTGCTGAGCTGACAGAGGTCCGTGACGGCCTGAAGCGGGAACTGTGCGCAGCCTTCCAACCCGGTGACAAGCTCACAGTAGGCGACACGTCCGTGTCGTTCATGGTGCGACGCACAATCAACCCGGCGGCGGTTGAGAAGATGGCAGCTTTCAAGAAGCTGCCCAAGGCAGTGCGAGAGGCTTGCTACGACAAGCCGAAGTTGAACACGCGTAAGCTTGCAACTCTGGGTCTGATTGACCTGGAACCTGCCACCAATGTGTCGGAGGTCTACGCGACGTTCCGATGAGGTGGAAGACATACGGCACGGGTAGTGGTTACACTATTGAACAGGTGGAAGCCACTGCCCGTGCCCTGGAAGACAGTGAGCTTGTCGAGCATTCAACTCAGTGGCTTGAATCTGTTCGACAGATGAGAGCGGCTGAAATCATTTACAAAACCCTGGGAACAGGTGCAGAGATTGAATTGCCTAACGGCATAAGTATCTATATTGAGGAGAAGACGTAATGCTAAATGATTGGGTGGAAGGGTCAACTGTTAAGTTGGAAGAGTTTAAGGAAGACATCTTCTACGAGCTTTACCATGATGGTGGGTTCAAACCTGACACTGACTGGGAGCCCCTGCATGATAATTGGATTCGCGGCCTTGGCTTTACTCAGTGGTGGAATGAGATGCTTACTTCCATCGGTTACGAAGAGTGGGACGGACAGAATGGACGATTCTTGTGGGTGAAGGATTGGGCAACACTCGTTGTCATCCCCGGCGTGCACGAACTACCAACGTTCGACATCAAGGCAACATTCAACGAGGATAGTCTTGAAGAAATCGAATACGCAGAAGGTGTCATTAAGGATCACATCTTCTATGCAGAAATTATTGCAACAGAAAGGAACTGACATGTCTCTAGATGAAATCACTACAAAGTACCAGCAAGTTTGTGTCAAGGCTGTCGAAGCTGCTATCCGACGGGTGGCTGCAAAGCATGACATTAACGAGCTTGTTGACCAGGGATTCTACGTAGCAACCTACCTGTATGGTGGAACTGACCTGACCATCTGTGCTGAGGTCGGGCGTGACGGGTATTGGGGTGTTGAACGCCCTGAGACGGATGTGTCGGCCATCAATGAGGATCTACAGTCTGCCTTGGATAAGCTCGCACTAGATGTCATCCTTAATGCCATGCTCACACAAGATATGGAATCCACTGAACAGGTTGTTTTCTGGGAGCTAGGCTAATGAACATTGATTGGACCAAGTACCAGACAATTAGGCGAGCGTACGCAAGAATTGAAGGAGAATACTACAATGCAGACTGATTACACAGTGGAGGATTAAGTAGATGACATTCACCCCCCGCTCCTACCAGTCCCGAGTATTGGAAGGGCTAGCAAACTCTAAGACGCCTTTCACGGGACTGGTAGGCGCGGGCCTCGGGACAGGCAAGACCGCTGTGTCGGTGTGGAATGCCATGAACGCATTCGGGGATAGGATTAATGAACAGCTTATCCTCGTGGTTGCCCCTGTCCGCACTGAGTCAGGGTGGCGCAAGCACTGGAAAATGCTCGCAGGTCTCGACATGGTCACCTTGTCGGGGAAGAAAACCAAAGCTGCTCTGCAAGTATGGGACAACCTTGAAGCCCACAAACCTGGCGTCTACTTTATTACCTGGGAGCTAATGCGCTCACGCAATAAGGAAAAGCGCTGGGACGGGAGGCTTAAGAAAATGGTCTACAAAGCCATGAGCAAGCCATTCTACGGTGCCCGGTTCGGCATGCTCATTGCCGACGAATGGCACCGCGCATGCAACCATTCTTCCCTGAACTTCGCTGTCGCACGAAACATTCAAGCCAAATACCGGCTCGCCTTGAGTGCGACACCGGCAGGGAATAAGCCCTGCAACATCTGGGCAGCCCTCAAGTTCCTATGGCCTAACCACTATGGTGGCTACTGGGACTTCTGTGCCAAGTTTTTCACGGAAGAGTTCAATGCCTTTAGCTCTTTTGGGAAGGCTTATACGAGCGAGAAGTATCCGGGCATGGTCCGACGCGGCGCGCCCTCGTACCAGGAAGTCAGCCAAGCCGAGGCAAACCCGGAGCTACCCGGTGTTATTGTTCACCATGTCGAAGTGGAACTGTCTCGCACGCAACGCAAGATGTACAACGACCTGGAAGAAAGGGCGTTGACATTCCTGGGAGACAACCCGCTTGCGTTGAGTATTCCTGTGGAGCTTGACCTGAGGCTTCGACAGATGACACTGGGAGTGCCATCATTTAACGAAGATGGGGCTGTCGATTACAAGGAAGACTGTAAGTCCTCGAAGCTAGACGCGATGGTGGATATCATTGCAGATCTTCCCGAGGATGAACCTGTCGTTGTGTGGGTGCACTCCCAGAAGTTCATCAAGGCAGTGTTGCACCGTCTGCGCAAAGCCGGTATCTCATGCATTGAGGTGTCTGGCAAGTCACGCGGCGACTTCCACGCCATGATTGACGGGACAGTCCAGGTCATTGTCGCTCAGCATGAGGCTATGAGTGAGGGTGTCGATGGACTCCAAGACGTGTGTCATACGGAAATTTGGCTGAGCCAGTCGAACAGCTTGGTCATTAACGAACAGGCGACGGGACGCCTTAATCGACAGGGGCAAAAGATGGCTGTCAACCGCTTCCTGATTCAAGCTATCGACACGGTGGATGACCGTGTGCTTGGCCGCTTGCAGGAACGGTTTGACAGACTGAAGGCCAGCGGCCTAATCTAGGAAAGAAACAACAACAACCGAAAGGAAACTACTATGCATGACTCCTACCGTGATTGCACTAACAAACTAAAGGGCAGTTGGGATGAACCCAAGTGCCACTCGTTCATCCCTATCATGTTCTGTATTGCCCTTACCGTGACGGGCCTCTGGTTCCCGTCATGGCACATGTACATCGTGATTGCTTGTGCCTTCTACCTTGCAGGGCTGGTAGCAATCTTCCTTATGATCACGGTTCTGTTCGTCCTCGTTTGGGCGTTCATCCGCTTTATTATGACGGGAGAAAACTGATGCAGATCATTGAAGTAAACCACAAAACGGTCACTAAGCTTCTGAAGAAGAATGTGGAAAAGTTCTGGCTAGACAACAACAAGGATGCATATATTCAGTTCACTGATGGCAGTGTCGTCTGCATTCATGTGCTTGATTACAAGTGGGATACCTTTGTGGCATTGGATGGTCAGAAAGAAACTGAAGCCACTAACAATGGGACCTCATTCAACGACAGCCAGGATGTTTGCCTGTGGTATGCCCCGCAGGGTGATGAACACCTGTTCACAGCACGAACAGTGTCAATCAACTTCGATGCTGTCAAGTACTACATTAGTAACAAGGTCAATTACCCAACTCGACAGTATGTCCCGATTATTGAATTTCATTACTATGGAGAGGGAGAAACATGGGAGTAAGTATCAAGGAAATCTATAGCCCCATCCTTGGCTACGGTTGGGAGGATTTGCCGACTGACTACATCAAGCGGAAATATCTTCCTATCGAAGATGGCATTGTCACCACTCCGAGTGGGACAAAACTTGGGACAGCTTTCCTCGCGAATGGTGATCTGCGATTGATTAACACTAGTGGCACTGTGTGTGCACAGTGGTGGACGGGTGATAACGAGATGGCTGTCGTTGATCCTTTCAACAACCAGGTCTTCACCGTGCCAACACTGACTGACCTGAAGTGTAACGCACACGAGCTGGTGTCGAGGAACATTGACCTCGACGCCGCGAAGCCTCTTGACCTGTCACTCATGTGGGTGGATCATGGCCGAAACGAAGTAGGTTTCTACAGGGATGACTTCCCCGGGAACATCTGCCCCTACACGGCACGGCTGAGTGGAATGAGTCTGCTTGCACTTAAGGAGGATGAAGACGGCAACATGGTCGTTCTGAAGACTTCTGCACTCGCAAGGCTCATGCGTTATATGAGTGGAAACACTCTTGCGTTCCTTGATTACAAGTGGTCACGAGTCCCGAAGATCATTGACCCTCGTCTGGGAGTCACCGACTTCGGATACAAGGTTCTCGGATGGGCAGCTACTATGTCACCGGAGCATAAGGAGATTCTTTCCAAGTGAGAGAGTACATTAAGGCAGCGCGGGACGAGGCTAAGAAGTCTCGTTGTGACCGCGCCCATGTCGGGTGTGTGATCGTTGACCGTGCGACAGGTCAGGTGGTGTCGAAGGGATTCAATGAGACACCTCCCGGCCTTGAGCCGTGCGACACAGGGGGTCACCACATTGTCGATAACCACTGTGTGAACACTGTTCATGCTGAAAGGAGCGCCATCCGCAAGATGACAGAACATGGGAGTGAATATACTCTCTATGTGACTCACTATCCTTGTCGAGGATGCGCACACCTGATTACATCATGCCCCGAAATCATGGAGGTTGTCTACCTCGGTGACTATAACAACTCTAGCGAGGCAACAGAACTGCTCATGGGGCTGTCGAAGGGAGTTCATCATGTCGAAGGGTAAGCTGGTTATCCAGGTTCCACCTGGGTTCATGTTTACTTCTGTCGAACAAGACAAAATTCGCAAGACAAGGTGGGAGGTTAAGACTGGCTCGGATCAGATCGTGCGCCACACTTCGTGTGTCCCGTTGTTTGGGACACGGGAGTTGTGGAAGGTCATTAAGGAAGGCGACTTTCTGGTTTTCATTGAGTCGCCTCTAGATGAGCTGTACCAGTTCGCATGGAACTTGTACGTCATGAATGAAGAGGGGTACAAGGAGTGGGCATCTCATGAGTGACATCTATGATTCTCTTATCCGGGAGCTGTCGAAGCCTTCGGCACGAGATAGGCAACGTAAGGTAGGGCCGTCTGAGTTGGGAGACCTCTGTGAGCGCTGTCTTGCAGAGAAGCTGCTTGGCATCCACGAGGATGAGAACAACCATCCTCTCGCACCGATGATCGGCACGGCCTTCCACCTCTACCTAGAGAATGTCATTGGCCTCAAGGGTTACCTCAAGGAGACTAAGGTAACTGTCGGCACCATCGACGGGTACGGAGACATCTCTGGTACCTGTGATGGCTTCGACGTGGCGACAGGGCATGTCGTTGACTACAAGGTTCTGTCGAAGAAGAAGATCAAGGCCTTCTCGTCAGCAACCTTTTTCAATGAACATCGAGAGCCAGAGTTCTACTCGGACTCACGAACAGAACTGCAACTCAAAAAGTACTTCTATCAAATGATGCTGTATGGTCTGGGCATGGAGAACAGTGGGCACGAGGTGAACTATTGCTCGCTTGTCCTCTTCCCGAGGGACTGCACCGTCGAGAGTGTGTTGCAAGCTAGTCATGAGCTATGCTTCAAGTACGACAGAGAGGCAGCTTTTGCCGTCTTGGAACGTGCTAACCAAATCTTCCGGTGGGCCTGTGAAAATCGGGACCATATTGGAGAACTCGACAGCCATCCCGGCTGTTACTACTGCGCTTTTAAGCGGTAGAGAAGAAAGGAGAACACATGGGAAAGTTTGATAGTTTCCTGACAGGCCTCAACATTGAGGTTTCAGACCCCCGCAAGGATGTTCCTAAGCTGAAGATTCTGCTCTATGGGCCTTCCGGCACAGGAAAGACTTCGCTTGCTTCGACAGCCAGTACTGTCGGAGAACTTAGTCCCGTCCTGTATGTTGACTTGGAGCGGGGCACTGCGCCCGCTGCTAAATATGGCGACTTGGACAACATGCTCGTTGTGCAGCCCGCGACGTACAAGGAGTTCGCAGACCTGCTCGTCAAGATTGGTGAGGCCAAGGATAAGCCCTTCAAGACGGTTATTATCGACACGGTTGACCGACTTCAGGAGCTTATTAAACTCCACTTCTCAGCGATCAATCCGAAGGATACCTTTGCGATGTGGGCGGCGGCATACGACAAGGTACTGGACCTTGTGAACATGATCGCCTTCGATATGTCTCTGAATATCATCTGTATCACCCACGAGTCACGCGAAATTGTGGAGACGGAACGCCTCTCCCAGATCGCACCTGACTTCGAAGGTAAGAAGAGTTTCAAGAAGCTTCCTTCCATCTTCGACCTGATTGGCCGTATGACTTGGGAGGACGTGGGAGACAATGAGGAAGAGAACCTTGTTGTCGTCCTGAACGTCAAGTCGTCGTCTAGTATCCTGACTAAGACACGCTTCGACAACATGCCCCCGATGATTGGAAACCCAACCATGTCGAAGATTATGCACTGGGTTCATGTGCATTACGATATGAAGGCGAAGGATGACGACTGAGTACCTGTCGATCACTGACGTGATTGAAAAAACGGGAGTCAAACGTACGACGATTCTGTACCGCATACGAGAAAACTCCAAAGGTTTTCCACAGCCAGATGCTATCATTCGACACAACAGGCTAGTCACCTACGGGTGGCTGCCTGAAACTATCAACAACTACAAGAAGGAGAACAAGAATGATTGATTTCGATGCACTGATGAGCCTGGACGTTGCCGAGTCCATGTCTTTCGAGCCTCTGCCCAAGGGGCTGTACAAGGTGACCGTTGATGCCTGTGAGCTGGGAGAGTCCAAGAAGGGCAACCCCATGTACACGGTCGATTTCGTGGTCACAGAAGGCGAGCACGCGGCGCGCCAGATTCGTTACTGGCTGGTCGTTGTCACCAAGAGTGGTCTGCACTGGGACCTCCCTAAGTTCTGCACTGCGTCGGGTAACCCCTGGCCTACCGAGCGCACGGAACGCACCACCGACTACTACTACCAGGTTGCTCACGACATCGTTGGCAAGACGGCGACGATCACCGTTGATGTCGAGGAGTCCGAGTACAACGGTGAGACCCGCAAGCGCAACAACATCAGGAAGGTCGAATGGGACGATGTGAAGCCGAAGAAGTCTAAGGCTTCCAAGATCGAACTCTGACCATCAACTAACTAGACGGGGCTGCGCTTCGACAAGAGGTGCAGCCCCGTCTTACAATAGGCAGATACGAAAGGAGGGGCATGAACCTCACAGATTTCTTCCGGGCAGTCCTCCCAGACGGCGAAGGCTGGACGCCTATTATTCTCAAGGGTCCGATGGGTGGCCTCACAAACTTCCGCTGGTTCAACCTGCCCGCACAACTCGACAAGATGGTGGCTTACACCAAGGCACACGCTGACCTTGATGTGTACTACTCACCTTTCCTGTACACGAAGCCCCCGGCCTTGTCGAATACCCGCCACGCGGCCAAGGATAATGTCATCAAGGCTGCGTGCGTATGGTCAGATGGGGACGACTGCCCTATTGACAAGCTGAGGATTCAGCCTTCCATCCTTGTTCAGACCAGTGAGAAGCACTGGCAGGGATACTGGTTGCTTGATGACGCCGAGGACCTGTCGAACGACATGCTGGAAGCCCTCTCGCGAGCGCTCTATGAGGATCACAGGAACGACGGCATGGATCGCGGCTGGCCCCTGTCGAAGAAGCTCAGGGTCCCGTTCACGCACAACTGCAAGCGAGTGGACCCGTGGGAAATCACACTCACGGTCAGCGATGAGAAGATCACTGCTGCTGAGTTCGCAGCCGAGTACCCCCCTGTCGAGCGAATGGGTATCGAGGAAGAAGACTTCCCCACTGACATCCCCACCATGTACGAAGTCCTCGGCATGGTTAATCGTTCGTACATCACTGACCTGGCTACAGATGACTTGTTCATTGACGAGGAAGACCGCTCCTCGAAAATGTATCACCTCGAATGTGCGCTCTGGGAGGAAGGCTGCTCGATTGTCGAAGCCTTCGCCGTCGTGCGCGGGACGGAATTCAACAAGTTCGCTATGGACGGGAGAGGCGACGGCTACCTGTGGAAGCAGATCAACAGGGATCATGCCCGATGGAAGGCACAGCACAACGGGCCATCTGAGAAGGAGCTGGAAGCTACTACCAAGGCCGGCTCCTCGTATCTTCTAAGTGAAGCACGGGAGCTAACCCTTCAGAATGTGAACTTCCTGCATGAGAACGAGCAGGAACCAATGGGTCTCTTCGTCGATCAGTTCGCCGTGTGGGCTGCAACGAAGTCAGCAATGGCGCCCAAGCAATTCCACTATGCGGGCGCTCTCGCCATCCTCTCCTCAGTGTTTGCGAAGTATGCTTTCCTGCCCATCAACGTCCAACGGATGCCATTGAACCTGTACTTCCTGGTACTAGGGCGCACCACCCAGTCCCGCAAGTCAACATCACTGCGCCTCGCTGAAGGCATTATGCGGGACGTTGGTATCGGTGTCGGTAAGGGAACAGACTCCTACATTGCACCTGAGGATTCGACAGGTGAGGCCTTGTCGGCATACCTTCGTACCAAGCCGAAGGAGTCTGGCCTGTATGCAATCGACGAGGTGCAAGACTTCTTCGCACATGCAGCGCAGAAGAGCAGCTATATGGCCTCTATGATGCCCTTCCTTACCAAGAGCTACGACGGGTATATCCCCGCTGTCGCACGTAAAGACAAAGGCGGCAAGGTCTCGTACCAGACAGCGACGCCGTACTACATGACGTTCTACGGGACAGGTATTCTTGATCAATCCGCGAAGCACCTGACGAAAGAGCGAGTCGAGTCTGGCTTCACACCACGCTGCCTCGTTGTTGTCGATGAACGGGACCACTACATTACGTCCTCACAGGATGTGAAGCTTGTTGCTGTTAATCCTTCGACAGGTAAGATTGCCGACAAGCAGCGTGACTTCATGTTGTCGAACCTCATCAGGGCAACAACTAAGTTCGACACGCACTTCAGCGCACGCCTGTCCAGGTCCCTCGCGCACGAGGAGGTTCGTATCCCTGTTGAATTCGAGCCGGGTGTGTTTGAGCGCTGGATTGAATTCTCCGAGGAAGCCAAGGTGATGGCTGCTCAGCACGTCTTGAGTAGCCGTGAGCTGTTCCCTGGCACCGAGCGTATGACGTTCTCTGTCTTGCGTATCGCTGCCCTGCTCGCCATGTACAACGGCCCTAATGCTCATGGTGGTGTCGTTGTCACGATGCGACACATGCTCAAGGCTATTGCCTTGGCTCCTATCTGGATGGCGTCGAACGAGGTGTTTATTCACCACGTCAAGAACTCCAACTTCAGCAACAAGGTGGATAAGTTCATTGCCTTCATTGCTCGCTCGGATAATGGCCTCGTGCCAATCCCGAAGATTCTTCTGAAGTTCCAGTCTGAAATCAACGGAATGAAGGAGTTGAAAGAAATCATCACGTATGCTCAGGCGCGTGGTGTTGTCCAGGAAGTTATTCAAGGGAAAAAGAATAGTGATCGTTTCATCAAATACATAGGTGGCCAGGTATGAAGATTCTGACTAACAGCGTAGACAAGCTGCCTGTGCTTGTCACAGTTCTGCTGAAAAGGGCTAGGGCTGTGTCGGGTCTCCCTGCTGATACCCTTATTGAAGTTGTTGATGACCCGCAGGCCGAAGACATCAGGATCACACTTGGCACTGTGAGGGGGTACAAGGGTGATGCATACAAGACGCTCTCGCCTAAGCAGATCGTCACCAATCCGCAATCCGTCCTGTTCCTTGCTCAGGCGCTTCAGTATGGCTACCTTGGCCCTATCGATCCTGGCCTGGAACTCGGTAAAGACTGGGTGATCTGGGAGGGCCAGGGCATCTCCTTCAAGAAGGGTAGCGTCATTGCCCTCGACATCGAGTCCGCAGGCGACATCGACAACGACACATTCGCGGCTGGTCGCATCCTGTCGATTGCCTTGTGGAACGGCAAGTTCGGTGTGGTGATCCCCGAGGAGCTTGCCGAGACTGCCGAGTCTGCTGATCTGATTGAGCGCCTGTGCCGGGACTGCATTGTCGTCTGCCATAATGGCACATTCGACATGCCATACCTGTCGAAGCGGCTTGGCATCAATGTGTATCACCATGAGGACACGCTGCTGATGCACTTCGTGCTCGACAACCTGGCGGGTGAGCATGGCCTGAAGCCTCTGGCTCGTCGTTGGTTGCGTGCTGCTGACTGGGATTCGGATGCGAAGTCCTACTTGAAGCATGGTGCATACTTCGAGAACATTCCACGGGATAAGCTCTATCGGTACAACATCTATGACGTGTACTGGACATATGAGCTGTACAAGTACTTCAAGCAGATGGTTGATAAGGCACCTGACTTCTACAAGCACCGTATGCGTGTGACACGTGTGCTGCATGACATTCAGATGAACGGCGTGGCTGTGTCGTTCACAGCTCTTGACGAGTTGGAAGAGAAGTACAAGCGCCAGTGCGATGAGCACCTCGTCATCTTGAAGAAGCTCGCGGGGGGAGACTTCAACCCTCAGTCGCCTAAGCAGATAGCTGAGTATTTCGCATCTAAGGGTGTATCGTCCCCGTCATTCGACGCAAAGCACCTGAAGAAGTTGAAGCGCGCTGATAAGGAGCCTGAGTTCATCGACGCTCTCCTTGCTTACCGTTATGCAGCGAAGGTGATTGGAAGCTTCATTGCGAATGTGCGTCGTAAGCGTGGGGAGGATAAGCGCATTCATCCGTATTACCTTCCTCATGGTGCGAAGACGGGGCGTCTGTCGGCTAAGGGTCCTGCGATTCAGACGATGGGACGCGACAGCGGTATCAAGCGCGCCCTTGTCGCTGCGCCGGGATGCAAGATCATCTCTTGTGACTACTCTCAGGCTGAGCTACGTACTGTCGCTGAGCTTGCAGACGATACAGCCATGATCGCTGCCTTCCAGCCAGGTGCGCCTGACTTCTTCGATGACCTGATGACGAAGATTTGGCCTGATGAGTTTCCTAATATTAAAGCGTACGAGGAGTTTAAACATGAGCATCCAAAGACAGCTAAGAATAAGCGCGCACTGGTAAAGAGTGTGGTATATGGTTGTGTCCCGCTGAACTACCCTATCCTGACTGCTGAAGGGTGGAAGTCAGTGGATGACCTTGTTGAAGGTGAACTTGTCTACGCAGCAGATACGGCAACTGGTCAGCTCGTTAAGACACCACTTCGCAAAATCAACCGTTACAGTGATGCACCTGTGAACACTTACTCGACTCGCGGGTTCAACGTAACAACCACAGCTAACCATAAGTGGGTTGTGGCTAAGCGCAATAAGTGTAAGGAGGATACGATTAAACTCGTAGAAGCTCAGAACATCAAGCATGACGATAAGATCATGCTCGCATACCCCTACCTGTCGAATCATGACGATGGTTATACAGATGAAGAAGTGCAACTTATTTCATGGGTTGTTTCAGATGGTCACTTGCACCGTTCACAATCCAACCGTGAAGTAAGGGGCATCCTGATGCAAATCATGCAGGCGAAGCCTCAGTATGTCGAAGAGATTAAGAAGTTAATGACAAACTTCAGTCATTCAGTTGACACTCGACCTGGTGTTAACTACGAGACTGCTTACACCTGGCGCGTACATGCTGAAGATGCCCGTCGTGTGTGGGATAAGTCCGGCATTGGCGATCACAAAGAGAACCTCTGTCAATGGGTGTTGTCGCTTAACGCAGGGCACCTCAAAATGTTCGTGGATATTTTCAACAAGGCTGAAGGTTCGTTTAGCAACGATACTTGGGTTGTTACACAGAAGCATGGATACACTGCCAACGCATATCGTCTCGCAGCATCCCTATGCGGAAAATATGTAACCTTGACTGAATACAAGCAAGGTGGTATAAGCAAGTACCGTCTTCGTAAGAAGCCTTTTATTACAGCCCAAAAGCTCGTTGCCGAAGACGCTGGTTCCTGTGACGTGTGGTGCCCAACCACCGACTACGGAACATGGGTGACTCAGGACGAGAACGGTTCGATCATCGTTACGGGTAACTCGAACTACGGACGAGGAATACGAGCAATTGCGGCAGAACTTGAAAAGCCATTTGAGGAAGCTAAGTACGTTATCGATCAGTACCTTGGGGCGTACTCAGGGCTTAGAGACTGGCAGCAGAAAGTACGGCACAGTGTCGGGCGGAAGGAAGAAAGCTATATGCGTCGGACCAAGTTTGGTATGACGTATAACCCTCTCTTCGTGCCTGACGCTGACTACGCCTCGACACAGAATGAAGCACTAGCCTTTGTTCCGCAGTCCACTGCGAACGACATTTGCCTAAATGCAGCAATCAAGATCAACGAACAAGTGGGGCAGTACGGGGCTAAGCTGATTGGTCTTGTCCATGACGCTACCTATGTCGAATGCCCTGAAGAAACTGTCGAAGAATGCTCACGCATGATGGAGCGCGAAATGTCTAAAGCAGCAACACTCGTCTTCAACCGCGTGCCCTTCGTGGCAGAAGCAGAGGTCGGCAGTAATTGGGAGGAAGTATGATCGACATCCACGCCTACGAGCAAGCCTCCTGTGTCGGAGTACCTGTTGAGCTTTTCTTCGACTCAGGATTCTACTACCAGGTCTTAAAGGTCTGCTGCTCACAATGCCCCATCAAAGAACTGTGTCTTCAAGACTGCCTTGCACTCGAAGACGTACCTGTCGATGGCAAACGCTACCGGTCAGGGGTCTTCGGTGGAACGACACCGGCTGACAGAAACAGACTGTGCGAGACGAAGTATGAAATTCTGAACGATAATTGGGAGGAGAAAAATGAAAATCGTCATCGCGATTGATCCCGGTGTCAACACAGGGATTGTCGTTGCCCGTGTCGAAGAGGAGGTAGAGATCCTGCACTTCGACCAGTTCATCTGTTCGACACACACGCAGACAGTGGAACTCATCAAGGGGTACCTCGACCAGTACCCTGGTGCTACTGTCGTTGCCGAGCAGTTCGATCTGCGGCCTGGCAACAAGTTTAGTGCTGACCTCACACCCGTGAAGGTGAACGCTGTGTTGGACTGGCTTGTCGATGACATCCGCTACCAGACTCCAGCTCAGGCAAAGGGGCTCGTGAAGGACGCCGTGCTAAAAAACCTGGGATGGTGGCTTACCGGCAAGGATGTCAGCTACAAGGATGCGAATGATGTACGCGACGCATTCAGGCATCTCGTGTACTACCTCGTTCACGAGATGCGCCATAAGTGGACACTCGACACCGGCTGGCCACGATAGAAGAAACCCCCTGACTAGGAAAGGAGAACTAGTCAGGGGGTTTCTTGTACCCAATCCACCCGGCAGCATTCACAGAAGGATGAACAACTGTCGCTGCTCAGTATAGCACACCTATCCGATCTTCGACGCCCCGATACATAGGCCACCCCAACCGATGTTGTTGACGGGGCTGCAGCTGATTTTCACCTGCACAGGCACGCTATGGGGGCCTGCAGCGTAATAGGCCATCGTCGACATACGGAACGACAGCACGCCCTCAGAATGGTTGTACGTGTTCGTCGTGCCGACGTTATAGAAGATACCATCGCCGATGGCTTGGAAGACATCGACGTTCGTGTCTTTGGAGCTGTCGTTGTTATCGAGCGTGATGCAGTTGGAGAACAGCCACAGCCCCTGTGAAGGGATCGACACGTTGCGGGTGATGATGGCGCCTGCACCGTGCTGAGTGTAGCGGTACCACTTCGAGAAAGCCTCATTGTCGTTGATGTACTTAATCTCGGGAGCACCACCCCAGATTTTCTTCACGCCGGTGTTCGTCGCAAGGTACATCTCGTTAATGTCCGAGCGGTAGATGAGCACGTCATATGAACCGACAGAGGCCTTGTTGATGACAGCTAGTTTGTCGCGCTGGTCGTTAGCACTCTTGGCAATAAGAACACGGTTCTGTTGGAGGCCTTTAATGACGTCCGACACCGTGTTAAAGCCGAGGTTCATGAAGGCCGGCCAGGACTGTACGATGTCTGAGTCGGAATAGGTCCAAATACCTTGGGGGTTGACTGGCATGTTAGTACCTTACTCCTGCGATTTGCAGGGATAGTTGTGCTGTCGAATCCCAGTTGTACACCCATTCTGGATGCACACTGGAGTTACTCATGTTCATGACCACAATACCATCCTTGTAATGCTCGTAATCGATGACAGTGTTGTAGTTGATGTGGGCGACCATCATTGCTTGGCTTTCGTTTCCTGTCGGCTCGTATGACAGGAAGCACCGTAGGTAGCGGGTGTCGCTAGCGCGGGCGCCTCGCACGCCGACAGAGACATCGACAGGGTACCTGTAGCCGCTGTAGAGTTTGAGGCTGAGAGGTATCCGCAGGTATCCGGAGATGGCTAGCTGCATGAACAGGCCGGAGTCTGCCCATGGGATGGAGCGGTACCAGATGTCTTCGTTGACGCCGACGCCTCGTCCTCGGCCGGGGGAGCTGATGCTGACTTCGTCGTAGAAGGGTTTGGCGACGCCGTTGGTGGCGCGCTCCGACACTAGGGAGGTGACACTCTGCGCGGCGTTGTTGGCTGTCGAACGCAACAGCATGAGGTCGTTTTCTACTGATGCGAGGCGTTTGTTGATGTCGTTGCCCCAGGGTTGTGAGGGAGCGGGGAGGTTGTGTTTCATGACTCTAGTATACCAGTATGGCGAGAGTCACTTTCCGATAAGTTGCATTCACGCGCGAGTATCATTTACTATTATTCATGTCAGAAGGAAACGACAGAAAGGAAATCCAATGACCCCCAAGTACCTCGGCGTCAGCGCCTTCGCCAAGCACGTTGGCCTCACGGACAGCACGATCCAGAGCTACTTCCTCAAGGGCATGCTGCCCGCCCCCGAGATCTTCTACCTCACCGGCAAGGGTGAACGCCCCGGCTGGCACATCGACACTGTCGAACACTGGATGAACAACCGCCCCGGCTCCGGCCGCAGGTACGCATCCATGAAACGTCACCCTAGCAACAACTCTATGAAGGAGACCAACTGATGAACGACATCACCATCTTCAACCACCTCGGCAACAACATCCGCGTCATGACAGACGAACAAGGAGAACCACTCTTCGTCGCATCCGACGTGGCCAAGATTCTTGGATACCGCGATGCATACAACATGACACGCCGTCTGGACCCGGATGAGCTTCGTACTCGCTCAGCGAGTACGAACGCCGGAACGCGACAGATGACAGTGATTACAGAAAGCGGATTGTATAATGCAATCCTCGGTTCCCAGATCGAAGGCGCTCGCGAGTTCCGTCGCTGGGTCACTAGCGAAGTCCTCCCCTCCATCCGCAAGCGAGGAGGCTACCTCACCCCCGAAGCCACTAGGGAAGCACTCCGAGACCCTGACTTCATCATTCAGCTAGCAATGGACCTCAAGGAGGAACGAGCACGCGCCGCCCAAGCCGAAGCAGCACGCGCCAAGGCAGAAGCAGAGGTCGAAGCCCAGCGCCCTGTCGCAGCCCTCGGCAAGGCCATCGAAACAGCAGAAGGAGACCTCACACCCAGTGCCTTCGGAAAGATCCTGTCGAAAACCATCACAACCATGGGACCCAACAAGTTCTGCAGGTGGCTCCTCGACAACAACTTCGCATTCCGTAACGGCCAAGGCAAGATCATCCCCATGCAGGACGCTGTGAACCGAGGAATCCTCATCCTGACTGAACGCATCGACCCTGCTGGTAAGATCCGGCCGCAGCTCCTCGTCACACCCGCAGGACAGTCCTACTTCGCAGGCATCCTCCGCGCATAACACACAAGGAAGGGGCAACACCGGCTGTGGTGTTGCCCCTTCCTTCTTGTCTTAAGCAGACTGCGCCTCACGATGCTCAAAGCCCCGCAGCGACAGCTGCCCCAGAGTGATCCCCGGCGGTGTCGGAAGATCAGCAACCCGAGGCATATCAAACAAGTAAGCTAAATCCCACACCGACGTATACGGCTCAGCGGTCACGTTCGCGCCTGACTCACTGTACTCGACACTGCTGATCTGCCACACAGCCCTGTCGAACAAAGCGCACGTCCCCGCCATACGACCAAACACCTGAGCCTTATCAGTCACAGACTTATTCGCAGTAAACGCCAACAGATCACCCATAATCTTCTTCATTGTCGTACCCTCAGGCCACTTCTCAGTAGCCTTCTCAGGCAGCGGCGCATCCGTAAAAGCAGTCACATCAGCTGCAGTCACAGGGTCTCGCTCGAAGTCATACGTAACATCTGTATATGCCTCATTCAACGGCGTCATACCAGACCATTCAAGACTCGTCTTCGTCCCTAAAGCAGACTGAGCAGCATACACGCACGCAGCATACGCCTTATCCACCGTGTCGATGTACGGACTACTAATCTTCAACGGATCAGTCTTACGAGGATAACCCGTATAAAACGTCACAGTCTTCTCGACATAAGGATAACCCTCGCCACAAATACGCAAGAAAGAGTAATCATTCTGCCCATCCGATTCAGCCAAACGATACGGTGCAAGACGCTTATTCAGCATGCCCGTCACAGTCACCTTAATCTGATTCGGCTCATCCCCTACTTCGACAAACACGCTACCACCCTCAGCGTTCCATTGCGCAGGAGTAATCGGCTTATTGTCTTTGCCGACAACGACATAGTAGCTTTTACCAAACTCCTTCGGCCCAGGAACGACACCTGTCTTCCCAAAATACACCGAACGGGCACCACTGGGGTAATCCGACGGCATGACACAGACAGGCTGCGAAGCAATACTCTTCACATGAACAGGAACCTCAAGAACAAATTCCTTCGTCTCACCAGCATCGACAGAAAGTACCTCAAGATCCTTCAAAGCCTCCAAATAGGACTTATTCGGATCATAATTCGGATACAGCACAATAGTGGGGGCGGGCATATTCTTTGAATAGGGATTAAAGACAGGCTTCCCATTAATCCAATAAGCTGCCTCGGAATTACCCCCACTAAACAGACCATAAAGAGTAGACTCACGATACGTACACTCAATACTCGACACAGACTCAGACTGCTCATACGAAATCTTATAGTCAGACGTGTAACCCTGAAGACGAGTGAGAATCGTATGATTCTTAAACACCACAACCGTGTCGTACACCCAGGTGATCTGAAGGTCATTAGCCGACAGCCACGACTTCAAGACAGACCACAAGTTCCCCTTACCGCCAGAAAAATCATAGATATGATCAAAAGTACCACCAGCAATAGCAAAGAAACCACCGGTGACAGCACCGGGATGAAAATTCTGCACATAGATCTTCGGCACCTCAATGACACCTGCAGCCTTAAAAAACCTCATAATGATGGTCTTTAGCTCCGTATAGACCATAGGCTCAATCGTCGCCTCAATATCCAACAGATAAAAAGGATCATTCAACGTCACAGACCAGACCCAAGGCCCCGTCGTCAAAGCGCGTGCGACAGCATGAGTACGCCCAAAACGCAAGTCACTCAGCACGACATCCTTATTCACCACAAGGGCAGCCTCAATACCGCCAGCCCCCTCCAACGAGTACTCAGAGAAGCCGCCAGATGACTGATCACGATCCAGCGACACACCATCCTCCTGCACAGACCAGTTCGTGAGCTGGCCAGCAGGGATCCCAAAGACACGCATCACCATGAGTAGCACTCCTCCAAAGAAACCGAAGCAGAAAAATGACCCCGAGCATTATTAACCGTCACAAGACGAGCAGACCCAGGAACAACCTTCATATTCCCCCCACCAGCCGGATACGAAAACTTATACTCAGCAGGACCAGCCAAAACCTGAGCAGGATCGTACGATGTAATACGAAGACCACACCACGACAACTGACCACCCTGACCGGGGCGCATCGTAATCTCCCACAAACCCTCACCCATGCTGAAAACCTGATTCTTCAACTTCGTAATGACAGTACCAGGTGTCCCACCATCAACACGGCCAATCGACCACCTAAAAGGCTGCTCACCATCCTCATAGCCCGACGCAAAAAACGTCCCATAATAACCCTCAGGAACAACAACACGCTCCGTATACGTGCCAACCTTACTCAACGCCAAAGACGCCTGACGAGCATTCAACTTACTGAACACGTGATCCAACTGATTACCGACAGCAAAAAGGTCAGGCTTATACACCACAGTAGGATGCTGAGACTGCTCATCAACACCATCCGACACAAACAAAGCCTGCTTACCCCAATCGTTATACGCGAAAGGAGTACCCGCATGAACATGCAAATAAGGCAAACCCATCAAAGGCGACAGCATGTTATTAAACGAGAAAGGATCAGCATACGACACCCACTCGTTCCCACGATTCAAAAACAAACGACGAAACAACTCAGCCTGATCACGATTCAAGTACGACCAATTCAGCTCATACTTCCGATGACCATACACGGAACCATTAATCGACGCAAAGCCATTCAGCAACGTTGTCGAATCACTACCGAACTGCACACTATCTGCTGTCGGGGACTCATCCGGAGCCGGAAACCATGACATAAACCCCCCAACCGCGAAATAAACCTCACGAGTCGAACAACCCCTAGTAAACGCCACGGTTACCACTCCTCACATTATTGCTGTCAACGTTCTTGCTAATAGCCCGACCATTCAACATGACTGTCGTCGAAACAGCCCGGACAAGCTCATTAAACTGTGCTGGATTAATTGTAACAAGGGCATCACCAGCACCAGCGGAATAACCACCACCAGACATTACTGGCACCTGCATCGTATTCAGGGCATTCATGAAGCCCTTACCATAGAAATCGACAGCAGGCTGGCTAATGACATACTCACCACTGCGCACACTAAACAGACCATTACCATTCGTAGCCAGCAGATTATCAGCCTTCGGATTAGCCGGAGGCCGACCCGGCACCAAACCACCAGAAGCAAAACCCCTAGACGGAATCAGACCACCATCAAAGAACTGGTAACCATCAGCCCAAGGACCTGCCTTACCCCAATGACGCTTACCAGTCAAGACCTGACTCAAATCAGGAACAACCCTCATCCGAACAGTAATCGTAGACTGCGAAGGCTGTACCGGAACGGTCACAGGATCGGCATGAATACCATCAATAGCACCCTGTGTCGCACCGACAGTCCCGTTATCCGTCACGTTCTCACGAACATCACGAGGAACCTGGCCAATCGTCCCAGTCAGGCTGTCGAACGCACCAGCCAACTCAGTCACCTCACCCTGGTTGTAGCCCAGCTGAGTCACCTGAGAGATAAACTGCTGCTTCAAAGACTGCGTATACGCCTCAATCTCCTGTGTCGAATGGCCAGCAGCAGCATAAGCCTCAATCAGACCAATCATCTGAGACTGCAACGACCGCAAAGCCTCACGGTTAGCAATAGCCGCCTCCGTGTACCCCTTCAACGCAAACTGGCCAGCCTGAAGAGTCGAAATCTCCTTGTCATTGTCAGCAATCTTCGACTGACCCTCGTTGATCTTCTGCTTCGCCTCATCGATGTCAGTCTGCGTAGACTGCATACGCTCCTCGTCACCATACTTCACAGCGACAGCATGGAAGAACTCAGCATCATGCAGCTCCTGCTGAGCCTTGCGCATGTCTGACGCAAGCTTCTCATTCTCCTGACGGAGATTCTTGATCTTGCTCGTCGTATTCTCGACGTCCTTGCGCAAAGAGTTGAGGCCTTTGTGGTAATTGTCCTGAGCCGTCGTCGAACGCCACCACGACTGCAGCGCCTTGTCGAGCGCCGACTTCAACCTCGACAGGAAGTCCTCAAAGATCTCAGCAGCAGTCTTCGTCTCCTTACGAGCACGAGACGACGGTGAATGGCCACCACCACCACCAGAACGAGGCGAACGGGAACCACGACCGCCACCGCCACCAGACGAACGCTGAGGCTTCGCACGGAAATTCGCACCACTAAACGCTGACTTCCCATTGTTACGCAAAGCAAACGTAGGCGTGCGAATCTTCGACTTCTGGCCAAGAGTAAACGAACCCTTGCCAGACAGAGACTTCGCACCACCAATCTGCGACATGTAGCCCTGGATGGACTGCCAAATAGCCTGGACCTTACCCAAGAAACCCTGAGCCTGGTTCACCGCGTTCGCCGCATTACCAACCATCTCATTCAACGACGCATCCGTCGCCGAATGGTCCACCTCACCCGACTGATACGGCTGGGCAATAATCGCAGCCATCGTGTCACGCTGAGCCTCGAACGCGCTCATGTCGAACCCCTGGGCCGACAGGTAGTCAATCGTGTCCTGAATCGACTGCTGAGCATACTGGTACGCCTCCTCACCAGTTAGGCCCATCTCCTCGATACCAGCCGCAGCAGCGTTCCCCATAGCCTGGAAATAATCCTCAATAGCTGCAATGTTCGCCTGACCCTCAGCAGAGTTCGGGTCCATCGACGTACCATTGGTCTGCATCGACTCATACACCTGCTGCAACGCACTGTCGAGAGCAGCAGCCGCATCCGTCGACGAAAACATTTCATCAAGCACCGAGCGCAGAACCTCACCAAGATCCTTGAACTCGTTCTTAGCGTCACCGATCTTGAACGACGCCTCCTCCGAACTGTCGCCAGCCTCAGTCATCTCCTGACCAAAAAGCTGAGCGTCGTTCAAGGCATCACGCATTGCGCCACCTACGCCCTCAGTCTGGCTCTTCACCTCATTCAAGGCACTGATCTGCCCCTCAAACTGCGAAGCAATGTCCGCACGCTTAGTCGCATAAGAAGGCGACTCAGGATCAAGCTTAGCAATCAGCTCATTCTTGCGTGCCTGAATCTGAGCAATGTACCCATCCACGTACGCGTCAGCGGCAGCCTTACCGCCGCCCTCAGACTCCGACGTAGTCGCCAACTTAATGTACTCCGCGTAAGAGAAGCCCATGTCAACAAGCGCCTGCTTGACATCCTTCGACATGTTCTTAAACGAATCAGAACCCTGAATAGCGTCAGAAATCAACGCCTGCGTATGCTCGCCGATCTTCAGCGTCGAATAGCCGAACGCCTCAGCCTGAGCCTGTGTCGTCTGAACAACCTGGCCGGACTTATCCACGTAGTAACCGAGCGCCTCACCATTCGAGGTGAGAGTCTGGCCATTCTGCTGGATCGTCGCATTCAACTCAGCAAACGAAGTCTGAGCACCAGAGCCAACTTCCTTCGTATCCTCAGCCAAAGCCTTCAGAATCGCCGACGAGCCACCGACAGCGGCCTTCAGATTCTCAGCCTTCTCCGACGCCCCCGTAAATGAGTCACCAAGGTACGTCGCAGCAACCGACGCCGCAGTAATAGCGCCAGTAATAGCCAAACCCCAAGGCCCACCAAACATTGCCATCAAGCCAGAACCCACAGCAGACAGCTTCGACAAAGCACCGACAGCCTGACCAGCACCAGCAGCCACCTGAGCACCTGTCGAAACAGCCGACGCTGCAGCCTGAGCCTCCTTCGCAGCAGCCGCCTTACCTGCAGCCATAGCGACAGCCGAGTCCGACGCCGCAAGACGCTGATTAGCAGCAGCAGCAGCGTTAGCAGTACCCACGTTAGAAGCAAGCGACCCATCGTACGCGATGACACCGGCCTGAGCTTGCTTCACGGCCTGCCACACCACACCCCACGACAAGGTCTGCTGACCCGTCGCCTGCATGACACGGGACCCCATCTGCATGTACGTCGCAGACATCGACACCAGCGCAGCCTTCGTAGCCACCATACCAACGCGAGCAATACCCACAGCAGTCAAAGCACCAACGAACGCCTGAATAGGCGCAGGAAGCTTCGCAAAAGCATTCACAGCCATCGTCGCTACCGTGACAACCGCCTTCATCGGCACCATGAAGCTAGAATTCATGGCCGCGCCAGCATTCTGCAAAGCGTTCTGGAACTGCTGCAACTTCGCCGACATGGTGTCGGTGATAATCGACATCGAATCATCAATGAATGACGTATTCTTCGACGCCCGCTCAGCCTCCTCCAGCTGTTCGACATAGAGGCCGACACTGTTCGACATACGCGACAGCAGCTCCACGTCACGCACGTTCTTAAAGCCCAAATCCTTAATAGCCTGAGCCTTCTGCACCTTGTCGCTGATGCCAGCAAGGTTCTGCAAAATACCCTGGAAGACTCGGTTCGGGTCATCACGCCACAGCTTCTGGAACTCGGCATCCGTCACACCGACAGCGCGGGCGTACGTGTGCATAGCGTCGCCGCCCTCAGCAGCAGCCGCGTTGATCGAGTTGAAGATACGCTGCAACGAACCGCGCGCCCACTCCTTCGGAATAGCCAGTGACGACAGCGTAGACGACAGGGCGAGAATCTGGTTCTGAGTAAAGCCAGCGCTCTTGCCCTGAGCGGCAATCGACACCATCATGTTCGCAATCTCAGGCTCTGTCGCAACCGACTTCGCACCAAGGTCAGCAACCTGATTCGCAAGAATCTTGTAGCCGTCCCCCGCGCCCTTGGAGGACTCCTGTAAGCCACCCATCATCTGGCCGAAACGGCCAAACGCCGTCGTCGCAGCCTCAACATCCATCTCCGTCACTGTCGAAAACTCAGCGACAGCCGTCGTGAAGTCCTTCAGGTCCTTCGTCGGAATATTCATCTGCGCGCCGAGCGTGCCGATCTTCGCCAGATCAGTAAAAGGCGTCACAACCTTCTGCGTAGACAAATCCGTGTACGCCTTACGCAACTCATTCAAATCATTAGTCGTACCCTGGGCCGTGCGCTTCACGTCAGCGAATGCACGCTCCTGAGCAATACCAGCCTGCACAGCAGCCGACACCAGCGTGCCAAGGCCAGCAGTAATAGCCCCGTAATACACCGCCGTGTCGCGAGCAGCATAACGAACGTTCTCAATCGCCTGCTCGTTCGCACGGAGCTGTGCTTTCGCCGCAGATGCATTAATGCGCATTGCCTGGCGCTCGCCAGAACCCTGCTCCTTAATAATGGCACGCTGCGTACGGCCAGCCTCAGCCTCACGAGCAGCCGCAATACGAGCAGACGCAGCCACAGCAGCAGCCTCACGCTTCGCCTCAGCGCTTGCCGTCGCACCAGCAAGCTTCAGCTCGGCCTGCTGCAACTGTGTCGCAGCCTGGATCTCGGCAAGACGAGCAGCCTCGGCGCCTTTCGTCTTCACTAGGTTCCGCTCGTCGCGGCCCTTCTGACGCTGCAAGGGGATAGCGTTATCCTCACGCTTCACTGTTGCCTGCGCACGAAGCTTCTCAGCCTGAGCCTCGGTCTTACGAGCCTGCGACTGGTTCAACGCGGCCTGCGCACGCTTCGCCTTATCCTCAGCAGTAGCCATAGCATTAGTCGCTGATGCGACATCATGCATCGCAGCAGCAGTATCCTTCAGCTTTTGAATGTGATCATTCGTCAGCTTATTGCTGGCCTGCATTTCGCGCACAAAACGACGGTACGCTGATACAGCCTTATCGACACCACCAGCCAAGTCAACCTTCGACATGCCATCCCCGGCACGCGACACAGACGACAGCCCATCAGCAACAGACTTCAATGCTGTCGCTGTCTCCTTCATGTTCTTGACCTTGCCGCTGTTTAGCTGCAGCGAATCAAGAACAGAACCACCACGACCAGACGGGGCCTTCAATGCAGCAACAGCAGACTGCAAAGAGCCGATCTGCTTTTCCAGAGCACTAATATCTCGCGCAGCCTTTTCAGCCCCCGCAGAATTGACATCAATGTCAATCTTGATCGACTCGTCACTCATGTCTTAATCCTCTACATAGAATTGTCCCTGGTACCACTTCAATGATACCAGGGACATTTCTCACTTAACGAACTCCAATGCCTCCAAAGGAGAAGGCATCGACTCCTTTGAGCCATCAGAATACTCGACAGTATCCATCACTATGTAAGTGCTTTCACCAGGCCTTGAATCCCGCTGCTTCTCCCGATACGACTCAAGCTCAGCACATGAATAGCACGTCGAATGCTCAACATGAAACTCAATGGATGAGTGCTCACTGCGCCCATACCACAAAGGTGTTCCACATTTGTTACACAGGCTGTCGAGGTAATACTGATAGGCAGCACACAAAGCCAGATCAAGTGGAGTGTATTCAGTTTGAGGGATCGACTCGTAGTCCTTGTCGTCGCCAAACCACACAGGCAAGGTGCGAGCAAACATACCATGAGCACCAATAAACAGTGTTGGTGGCTTACCTTCAGCCCTCGCGGTCTTCAGAAGCAAGAGCATCCACTGATTCTCCTGCTTCGACAGTTCCGTCCCCACGAAACGTGGGGTCACTGATCGCCTCCGACACCATGACACCCAGCGTCTGAGCGTCATTCCACGTGGTGCAAATCTGCTGCCACAAGAACTCAGGAAGCGCGCCGCGAAGCTCAGCAGCCTCTTCGTCTGACAGACCTTTCTGAGACTCACCTGTCGAGTTGTCAATGACTTCGACACAAGCGTGAGCAACGATGTACTCCATCAGTCGATCCTCGCGCTCGACATCAATAACTGCCTTCTCATCAGCATTCTTGTTCTTCGTTGAAAAGGCAGGATCAGTCCACACGCGGCGCTTGAGGACCTGTAGCTCCTTGTTCGACAGCGCACGAAGACGAAGAGTGATCGTCTGCTTATGCAGCTCCTCAATCTTCTCGGTCAATTCGACACCGGGCGTGGTGTCAGTAATCGACCGAGAATAAGGTGCTTCTTGCAGTTGTGCAGTCTTTGCAATCTCCGTCAGCTCCACAAGACGCTCAGCATCCTCAGTGTTCAGGGGGACGTCGATGGCCTTCACAGTGGGCTTGATCGACGAGATGATCTTAGACAATTCAAAAGGCATGGTGTCTACTCCAATCAGATATGAGAATACCCCCGCACCTCGGAGGTACGGGGGGATTCTATCAGGCCTCGATGGGGTCCACACG